GCAACGTAGCCAAATTGACGGGGACCTCTTTAGAGCCCATACTACCACCCCATAATGGAAACATAATGGGGGAACTCGGTTAATTGCCGAACCCAATGGTAAAAAAGTATGGGATTAGACAATCCGCAGCCAAGCTCCTAAGTCCGTTATGATAGGATATGGAGAAGGTTCAGAGACTAGACGGTTACGGGTCTTAAATGAAGGTTTAATCAACCGGATAAGGCACAAGGTATAGTCCGTCCCCTTAGGAGACTTTGGGGTTTTGACAGCATATACGCAGTCAAAAACAATGGAGATGAATATGCATATGCCACAAAATGTGTTGGCAGAAACAGAATTAAAAAATTTAGCAGCAATTCCATACCAAATGATTAGTCCAGCAGGAAATGCGCCAATCATAGGAATTTATCAAGATTCGTTATTAGGATCATATAGGATAACACGACCCAACATTAGCTTCACCCCACGTGAAGCAATGAATTTGTTGATGATGTTTCCAAAAGTGAATGTAGAAGCTCTTCGTGCAGATACATCAACTAGTGATGGCAAGATTTCCACATTTGATATAATGTCTCAAATCTTGCCCCCACTGACAATGAAATTTAAGACCAAGTTATTTGACGAGGATGGTGGTGAAGATTATGCAACATCCAACAATGTATTAGAAATCCGTAATGGAAAGTATATTCGTGGTCAAATAGAGAAATCGGTGTTAGGTTCAGCGAGTAAGGGTATTATTCATAGAGCCAACAATGATTTTGGCAATATGCAAGCGTGTAATTTTATAGATGACTTACAAAATATTGTAACTGAATATATGAAATCAAGTTCGTTTAGTGTAGGTATTAGTGATTTGGTAGCTAATCGTAAAACGCAAGATAGCATTATACAAGAAATAGCAAAACAGAAACAAGAAGTACAGGCATTAATTGAACGTGTTCATCTTGGAACATTTGAGAATAACACATCATCTTCAAACAAAAAAGAATTTGAAACCAATGTAAATAATATTCTGAATGAAGCAACAAACAAAGCTGGTCAGATAAGTCGCAAATCATTAAGTAAGGATAATCGTTTCCTTATGATTGTGAATTCTGGTTCAAAGGGTACATTGATTAATATTTCACAGATGATTTCTTGTCTAGGTCAGACAAATATTGATGGACAACGTATTCAATATGGTTTTGACAACAGAACATTACCTCATTTCAATAAATTTGACGACTCTCCAAATGCAAGAGGTTTTATTGAGAATTCCTATATTTCCGGATTAACCGCACCTGAACTCTTCTTCCATGCAATGGGTGGTCGTATTGGTCTTATTGATACAGCAGTTAAGACTTCTCAGACTGGTTATATTCAACGTAGACTAATCAAGGGTTTAGAAGACTTGAAGATTGAATATGATATGACTGTTAGAAACAATAAGGGTAAGATTGTCCAGTTCGCATATGGTGACGATGGATTTGAATCAACCAAAACAGAAAACCAAATAATTCCATTGGTAGGAATGAGCGTGGAAGACATTTACCTACATTATGATATAATAGGTGTTAATGATCAGACGTCTGAAACTATTAATGTATATACAAAGGGTGCATCTAGTCTTGTTAAAAAACAAAAGGCTGATACAAAAGCAAGATGTGCAAAGTATATTGAAAAGATGATTTCAGCCAGAGATGGAATTGTAAAGTCAGTTTTCCAAAATAAGAATGATAATGGTGTCAGATTACCAGTTGCATTCCAAAGCACCATTGCTAACATACAAGGGCAATTACATTTGAACTCCTCCACCATTATTGATATCACTCCATTAGAAGCATTTGATTTAATTGAAGAATGCTATAATAAGTTGAGTAAGATGCATTATGTAAAACCAACTGAGTTATTTGAAACAATGTATTACTTCTATTTAACACCAAAGGATTTATTAATAAATAAACGTTTCCATCGTGCAGCATTGGTATTGTTATTAGAGACAATTACATTAAAATATAAGCAGTCAATTGTTCATCCAGGAGAAATGGTCGGCGTAATTGCAGGTCAGTCAATTGGAGAACCTACTACACAATTAACGTTGAACACCTTTCATTTATCAGGTGTAGCAAGTAAATCTAATGTTACTCGTGGCGTGCCAAGAATTGAAGAAATATTACGTCTTACAAAGAATCCTAAAAATCCATCACTAACTATCTTTATGAAGCCAGTAGATGAACATGATAAGGACAGGGCAAGCCAATTTTCAAATATGTTAGATCATACTCGTTTAGTAGATGTAGTGAAATCAGTTCAGATATGTTTTGACCCAAATGATAAATCAACAACTATCCTTGAAGATCGTTCATTAATTGAACAATATTACGAATTTGAGAAACTGAAAAATGAATGTTTGGGTACAGATGAAGTGTCCGATGTAAATCAAGGAAAATCAAAATGGATTATTCGTATGGAAATGGACACCGAAACTCTTCTTGAAAAAAATATTACAATGGATGATATTCATTTTGCAATTAATTCAAGTCATGGAGATGATGTATCATGTATATATTCTGACTACAATTCTGATAATTTGGTATTCCGTTTCCGCTTAAATGATAGATTATTAAGTAAAAAGAAAACTAAGGGAGTGCCAAATGCATTAGATCAATCCGATGAAATCTATATGTTAAGAAATTTCCAAGATAATTTGCTGAACAATATTGTATTAAGAGGCATTTCTGGAATTAAAAATGTATTACCAAGAAAGTTACAGAACAACGTTTGTAAGGAAGATGGTAAATATGTTCGTAAAGATATTTGGATTATGGATACAAAAGGTTCAAACTTAATGGATATGTTAGCAATTGATTTCATTGATACAAACCGAACATTCTGTAATGATATTCATGAAACATTCAATGTATTAGGTATTGAAGCTGCTCGCCAAGTATTATATAATGAGTTGGTTGAGGTAATGGAATTTGCGGATGTATATATTAACTACCATCATCTAAGTTTGTTATGTGATAGGATGACGTCAACTGAAAATATGGTTGCCATATTCAGATCTGGTATCTTGAATGATGACATAGGACCTATTGCAAAATCAACTTTTGAGGTTCATACAGAAGTATTATTGAACGCAACACGACATGCTGACTTTGATCATATGCGTGGTGTTTCCGCAAATGTAATGATGGGTCAGATGGGTGTATTTGGTACAGGTTCGTTTCAATTAGTTCTTGATATGGAACAAATGAAAAATCTGGATGATGTTGAAGTAAATATGAAAACAAATAATCAAGAAATTGAATCCCTATTTGGTTCAATAGAAGATCAAACTGATGCATGTTCTAAGAATAACTTGATTATTCGTAATAATTTAGAAACGATTAAATCAAATAATACTACTATTTGTGAAGATGATGGATATGATGCAGGGTTCTAAATACAATAATAAAATTGAACAATAAATAACATAATATTTTTATTATACCCTTGAATATTATGAATACACAACAATTTATTGAAACATCACGTAAAGTGCATAGTAACAAATACACGTATAGCAATACAGTATATGACCGGAGTTATATTCAGGTATGCATAACATGCAGGAAACACGGCGATTATTATACATTACCCAATACACATTTGCGAGGTACAATATGTAATAAGTGTCATCGTGAGAAACAATTGAAAAAGGTCCTTGAATATTTTAAGTATAGTTGAAAAAAGATATAAAAAATGAACTATTGTATATAATGTGTGGGGGCACACAAATTATTGTGTTGTGTTGTGTTGTGTTGTGTTGTGTTTATATAATAACTTAACCGGGCTTAGCTCAGTGGTAGAGCAATAGACTGTAGAAATAAACAATCTTATAGTTATCTATTGGTCGTCGGTTCGAACCCGACAGCCCGGAAAATGATAAAATAAAATTTTATCTTATCATTTTCGTAACAAATATTTTTATTTTTCAATAGAAAGCTTATATGTATTGATATAAGTATCAAATGTTAGATTATTCTCAGCATATTCATTATTATTTACCATATTACTAAACCCTACAATTTCATTTAATTTACATGCAGGTGTAATCAGATGATACTCTGGTAATTCTTTATTATTTACTGGACTGCGTATACAATAATAATTATCAATTATACGATCTCCTCCTAATACAACCCATTGAACCGACAATCCCAGATTTGTCAATGGTTTTTGTGAAAATAATAGAATTGGTAAGTTGAAAATAGACGCAATTGCCCATAAATCTAAATTAGTAATATAATATTCTTCACTCATAATTAAATCGTCTAACTTGATTTCATTTTTAATAACCCGTTCAATTATCTTGCGCTTACCATATTGTAACTGTAAAATGCGAAGAAGTTTAGAACGATTATCCTTAATATGTTCGTTATATTTTCTACATAAAGCATTCTTGATTAATTGTATAGAAACGAATCGGTTTGTGTGTTTATTTATAATATCAATCAATGCATAATAAGTACAATTATATGTATTATTAAAAACAATTTCCTTTGATTTTGGTGGCAAAACCTGTTTCCAATAACTAGATTGGTTACCAATAACTGTTGGCATGGTTTCTTTAATGCATTCTGCAATAAATATATTTGAAGTATCATTATTGCTAACACTTTCGTTTTGTTGTTGAATGGTAACTTCGGTGGAATATTTTTGATGTATAGACGGCTCAGCCATATCATAAGTAATATTATGAATATATTGATTTGCCTTAATTGGTACTAAATCATCCAGATAATTTCCATCAAGTAATGTTTGAAGTAATAATAATTCATTCTCATTTAATTTGTACTCGGAACTACCAATATTCAAATGGCGTTTGGGTTCAAGAATAAACAATCGTATCCGCTTATAACGTAATAATTCATCGGAAATTCTTTTATAATATATGTCATTATTCTCTCTGTTTGAAACTAAATTTATATTTGGTATAACTAATTTACACTTCTGATCATCATCTTCTGAAACCAAACAGTATTGGTTTTTAGTATATAATTCTTCTATCTCTAATATGCTAGACATTTGACTTAGAACCCCAGGTTTATATTTGGCGAATACAACTATATCTTTCAATATATACCGTATAATCATTTCCATTTTTCTTAATGCAATTTGATAAGTATATTGTTTGTTATTGAGAAGATTCAATATTTTATCACGAATATCATAATTTTCATATTGGCTCAATGCAATTCGTAAACTAGTTCTAAATGCAGTGTAGAATTGTCCTTCCAATTTAATATTGCGTATAGTATTCAATCTAATATTATCTTCTTCGCGATTAATGGCTAGTTGTTTATCCACATCTACATAATTATTATCAGAATATCCGGTTGAATATAATACTTCAATACCATCATCGATATCATTTGGAATAGGAGGATCTACTTGTATAAATTGATTTGTTTCCGTTAGTATGCCAACAATGAGTTCATCCTCTACTATCTTTAACATGGGTTTGCATAGGATAGAATGATCAGATTTGCTATTAATTTGTAAAAGAGCATTTATAGTAGTTAAATAATTTGTATACACAATATCATCTGATTGTTTAATATTAACATCATTAATTATTGCAGATGGGAATGATGGAATAAATACTTCCCAAGGATTTTCGTTTATATCTTTAACCATAAATCCAATTACTTTGCCACGATAATTAACAACTTGATTTTGAACATTATAATTATAAAGTTTCAATAAACGCAATATGTCATTTGCTAATAAATTAGTCTTATATTGATATTGTTTCGGCATACTGGCGCGAGGTTTACAATAGTTACTAATTACATTTTGAATATTACTGAGTATCTTCTTTAATTCTGGTGTAGCAATTTGTTGAGAAAATGTTTCCTTTGAGCTAATTATTCTACCAACTTCATTATTATCATCCTCTATTATTTGATATAAATATACAGGTTCATAATAGGCGTCGTGTTTTAGTAAAATAACGGTTTCGCGGCGTTGATCGTATATTTTTGACGAGTAAGAGTTAGAGGGGCATATTAATTCTACATTATCAGTTATGTCATTATCCATTATTTGTAATAATACCAAATTTAATCCACTTGGGAATAATTTTGAATTAACTGAACTAACAATATCCCATATATACGTATGATCAATCCATGCATCGTCATCGTTTAAATAATTAAGAAACTGTTCAAATGAAGCAACTGTGTGTTCATAGAAATTCATCTCTGCATCTATATTATTGTCCAATCGTTTATAAAAACTAGAATCCTCATATTTTAATAAGATTTCACGATCTATAATGATTTTTTTTGGTTGAAATAATGTAACAAGAGAACCGTTTTGGAATTGTAAATACATATCAAGTGTTATAGAATTTATCATTATTTCACGCATTTCTTTAATGGATGGAGTCGGTTGATTATTTTCTTTGTATTTATTTACTGATGCATAAATATCTGCTATACAACCAATGAATGATTGATGCTCATTTTGTTCTACACCATAACGTAAAAATGTGGGAACATTTGATTTAATAAGAGCAGGATTGTTTTTTGTAATAACTTGTTTATAATTAATGTCTAAAAATAATTGTATTGATGGTGGTAAAAATCCCCAACGATTCTTAGGGATTGGATATTTATCGAACCCTACCACATATAAATTAGAAGTTTCTGGAATTTCATTTATAATATTCTTAGATTGCTCCTTATTTGCAACAACTACATCAGATGGTGCGTCTATATTGTCATCAGTTATGTTGTATTTATCTCTTGCCTTTTTTAACTGATTAGAATTCCACGATTTACCAAAACAACATGGAACCCCATGTGTCGGATGACCTTTTGTTTTAAGACCAGGATTATGTTGAATATATTTTCCATTGTTATCAATATGATATGTGTTATCAGTAAATTCATGTATATATTTTTTCTCACACTTACCATTCGCAATATCTTGTTCAGTAAGAGGTAGATTTGTGTTTGTGCACCAATACCGAGGACATATAAACCAATGTTTGTTGTTAGGGTCATTACCATATTCTAATGCATAACCATATGCATCTCTATTTGATACATCAATGCGTTGTTTTTCATCATTAGTTAATATTACTGGTTGTCTACCTAGATTTGCTGGACAAGTTCTAGAATAAGCATCATATTGTCCATCCTTTCTTGCAAGTATTAAGTTTGGTTCTAATCTACGCATTTTATTATAAAACATATTAGTGTTTACCTTTTCTTCTGCAATAAACGCGGTTTTTTTCTTTGCTCCACCATTCATATTACTGGTCTCTTCACCTCCATCTTCATCATCTTCATCATCTTCATCACCTTCATCTTCATCACCTTCATCTTCATCACCTTCATCTTCATCGTCAAAAAATATAAATCCATCGTCATCGTCATCGTCATCGTCATCGTCATCAGTTAATTCGGATGTAGATGTTATTTTATTAACCGACGGTATAATAATATTTGATTCCTCTTCTGATTGAATATCTTTACGTTTCGTTTGACAAATCTTTTTAATTTCATCGCCTGATACGTTGGTTGTATCTGGCATTGTCAATATCCGAATAATACTATCAATATAAATGTCCATTAATTGAATATAACCAATATTATCAATATTAGTAATTGCAAGAGTTATTCTATTCTCAATTTGACTACTTCTTAATAAAGCATTAAATCCTTGGTTCTCTAATATGTCAAATGATTTGTTCACATAACGCCCATTCACTTGATGAAAATCATTCAAGTATTTTGCAACTTCCATTAATGATTGTTCTTCTGTCATATTATAATTCAATACAAGTGCATCAATAACAGCTCGTTCGCTGTTAGTACTTTGATATATATTTGTAATCATACTTTGTATGGAATTCATCTTTTTATAGTTATCAACACGTTTATAATTCATTATTAATGGACCAGCAGGACTATGTTCAGTAATTTCAAACAAACTGGTAAGGCAGGTTAAATACTTATTAAAATTAATTGTCTTTGAGTTCAAACTAGTTTCAAACAGATAACTAATATTTCGTATTTCTAATAATGAATCTTCTATATCTATAAATGTATTAATTTTATACCCAATAGACTTTAAAAATTCATTGAAACGGTCAAAAATTGTATTGATAGAATCCTTTAAAAAAATATTTAACTTTTCACTTGATATAGGATTGTCAAATCCACATTTAATATGAATATTACCATTATAACTTATAGTTAAATATAAATCAGTAGGTAAATTATCACACATAGTTTTTATATATAAGACAATCTCGCGTGAAGATCCTATCTTTGATAAGTTAATAATTTGTTGTCGTTTTAAATATGGAATTTTTTGTCCACTTTTTGACAACTGTTCGGAATATAAACGATATATGTTCTCTTGACGAGAACCAGGATTATACTTTATAAATGGTAAATCAATTGTAGAATGAATATTCTTAAATATAACTTCTAGTGGTAATATAGTTGCCATTTCAGGATGCATAATCAAATCAATATCGGTTATACCCTTTTTAATATTAGACAATTCAGATGTACGTAAATTATATATTTTATAAAGTGAATCAATATCATTATTATATTGTTGTATTGTTTCATTATTGCTAATTTCAGAATCATTCATAATCAACTGTTGTTTCATTGAAACAATATCTTCTTTGGAACTTATATCATGACTTGCTAAAACCGGAAAGTACAAATTAATTATATATTTATTATCTAGTCCAATAGTATTTGCATATTGGATGACATCATCTACGCAACATACATATAATGAATTATTCACAATAGGTCCATAATTTAATAGTAAATCCTTTTCAAACGTAATAAGATTATTTTCGGCTGTTTGCTTAAATGGTATTTCCACAGATGATATATTATCATATGGGTTTGCTGGATATAATAGGTCTCTATAACTAGTAAATTGTTGTCCAATAGGAATGTCAATATCAATAACGGTATTATTAATCGGTAGATATTTGAATAATGTTTCATAACTATATGTTTCTAATTCGGGTATTTTATCAATAATATTAGGTTGTATATGTAAATTCTGTAATAGTTGTGCTAACATATTAGGTTTGAAATCTATTTTATCATTGTGAGTGATTCTATTATAAATATTAAATAAATCTATTTGTTGCTTTTTATTTGCAAACAAATATAATTCAGGATAAGAAATAGTATATGCATCCATTTCGGCTAGAATCTTTCGTTTAATTGTACGAATAGTATCATCATAATGAATAAATGCATTCGTAAAAACAATTTGAGTATTATTTAATTCAATATCAGCAATCTCAATATCGCTAAACCAATCATTTAAATTTAAAGCAGTTTCTTTATTGCCATTAAAAATAATGATACGGTTTATCTTGTTATCTTTATTTAATTGATAAATTTTATAGGTTTGTTCCTTCGGAATATTAGCCGTCGTTCCAAATATAGATGTTTGAATCGCTTCCATTATATACAATCTAACCACATATTTGTATTATTTTACTGTAATATTATTTGTTATGTACGGTTCCATATTTCATCTACTAAACCGTATTTTATACACTTATCTGCTCCCCACCATAAATCGTGCTTTAATACTTCATTTAATTCTTTTCTTGGAATAGATGCATTTTCTTTGTAAATTTTTTTTATCTTATCCATAACCATTTTATTATTTTCAAAATCATCTTCAAGTTCTTGCATTTTACCCCAATAACCTGAGGATAATTGATGTATTAACATATGTGCATTGTTACGAATATAACGTTTATTGCCAACAACACTAATTAATGTACCAGCGGAAGCAGTTGCTCCTTCAATAATTGTATGAACAGGCACTTTGCATGACGAAATTACATCAATTGCAGTTAATGCATCAAATACAGACCCACCATATGAACTAATATGCAAATACACGGGAATAGGTTCTTCTGTACATAATTTATGTGCTAATATGATATTATCTAACTCTATTTTACGTATATGAGTAGTCAGCTTAAATACCGAATCTCTATCAACTTCCGAATGAAAGTAAATATGATTATTTTCTTTTGTGATAGTCGTGGTTGAAGTATCATTGTCATAATCATCATCATTATTATCATCATTATCATCATCATTATTGTATTTTTTTTTTCCGTTTTTTGTAATATTACTTCTGGTATTATACCTTAATTGATACATTGTATATTATTATAATTATTTGTTGTTAAACAGTGGTTGTAGTTGTAAAATATGTAAAAATATATTCAATTTTTTACATAGTTTTGTTTTTCTACAATCTAAAAGGAAGCATTTGGACGATTATTCTGTTTCATTACTTCATCAGTAGACATCTCACGTGTAGACATACCACCACGGACCCAACCTTCAAGTGCGGCTTCTTCAATTGTGTTAGATGCATCTTTCACACGGTTTTCCATCTTTTGATCAGTAGGATATAATGCATATTTTGCGAATGATTTATCCATAATGGTAGATGTGCTCTTCTTATCTGCGATCATCTCACCTTGTAATAATTTTGATTCTAATGTAGGGTCACAACTACCTCTACCAAGATATGGTACAGTAACAAATGGGCGTTGAAATAATTGTAATTTTTCAACTGCATGGTCCTGTTCAGTCTTTAATTTAAGAACTGATTCAACATCAACTGCATCATTATGAATTCCTGTGCCGTGTGTAATTCCACTGAACATAACTGCTGGTTGTTTTGTAGCAAAATTAACATGACCATTAGATGTTTTATCGCTAAAATAGTTTGTTAGTGTATGGTTAGAGAAATTGGTATTATAAACATTGCGCTGTGATTGATCTGTAACATCGGAACCAATGCGATCTGCGTTATTAAATAGATATGAACTAACGGAAGACATTCTAGTTAACTTATTATATTATAGTTAGAGAATGAAATTTATAAAATCGCAATTTAAATGATTTATATCAGTTAAATTACTTGCTAAATACTAATGCAGAGAGGCTCTTAATAGTTTGTATAATTAGAAGCATTTTTCGCACAAGCAAAATTATTACCTTCTTTACATGAAATCATGCTTCCGTAGCAAAATTCAGCGAAGGATTGTTGATCATTTGGAATTGTGGTACTTGGATTTGAGTTAAACGGGCGAAGTGATTGCTCAAATACATAATTATCCCCTAAATCCTTAAATAATTTTTCAGCAATATCGGGTTGTCCTGGATTTGCATCTATAACAAGTTGTTTTGCACTGTTTACAATTTCATTATTCACTTTATTATTGAATGCGGGAGGTGCTGGTTTTTTATCTGGATTATAATCATAATCAGAAATCATAACATTACTAAATGGATTACTAGAATCCGGTGATAAGAATGCATCCGTTGGAATTGCTTGATTACTTTCTTTTAAATATGCAATTGCTGGACTTTCAAATCCCTCTTTCACTTCTTCTACTGTTTTTTTTGTATTCATTTTTTTCCTCTCTTTTTCGTGATAATGGTGTAATACAAAGATAGCACCTACGGTAATTGATCCTACTATTAATGTTCGTATACTTCTTGACAATAATGCACTTACTAATGTCATAATAATAACACTTCGGGTCACCGAGTTTAATTTTTGTTCATAAGTCATATCTTCTACTGGAAAAAATTCAAATAGGTACTTTTGATTAAATAATACATTTGGATTTTCAGCCCAGAAAGGAATATGTTTTCGTCGTTTAGAAGGTACTATGGTGCAATCTCCAATATCTGCATCACAATTATCATTACTATTTGCATCTATATTTGACATTGTGTCAGTTGTATTGGTTGATTTTAATTTTGCTGATACCATTTTATAGTTATTTTGTATATATATGGTGTTGTATTTTTTTCTTAGTAAAGGCGTTGTATTTTACAGTTGTTATAGAAGTTACTAAATATTTCGGGTGCATTACTGTATTTTTGTCTTAATACATTTATTATCAATTTGAAATGTATCACAAGGTTCATCATTTGGTATAATTTTGAGTATACATTTTGATTTTTCACCATATAACGGTTCGGTACAACCATCTTCTATGCGTTTCTTATTCTTATATGTTTTATTTTTGGTTAATGAGATTGTACATCTAGAACGAAAATGTTCATAACGTTCTCTTATGTCATCATATGTTAATCCTGATTTTTTTCCTAACATATCATTTACTACTTCATGTAATCGGTATACATATTTTGAAAATGTATCACGAGATTTCATATGACCAATAGTTAATGGTAATGTTTTTAAATTTTTAGAAAAATTTTTACGACATTTACCACATGGAAGAATATGTTTAAGACTAAATATATAGTGTCTATATTGTTGTTTTTCTTTATTGGTTGGATTCACTGGATAGTTAAAGCTAATAGCATGTAATGTATGCCACATACTTGGTCCCCATACAGTTGTTAGCATACCATTATTGCTTTCATAATCTACCAAAGAATATGTTTTAGACAACCGCAAATTAGGTTTTATATATTTCTTAGTTTTATTATTTTTTACCATTTAGTGTACTGTATAAAATACGGATAAATAAATATATTACTAAATTTTACTGGTTTAGTCAATAATAATTCGTTGTTATTGTTTCAAATAAATTCTCAAAAGTCTATATAATGGCAGGTCTTGTTGAAGTTGTTCAATCCTTAATCCGTCCGTATAATAAATATTTATTAATTGCCTTCTTTCTTATAATTTCTATTGTTCTTTCTTATTATGCATACAACAAATTTTATAAAAATACAGTTGCTAATAAATTTGCTGATGTTGCAAATGCAAATAGACGAAACAAAGAAGTAAATGTTATGTTTTTTCATGTAGATTGGTGTCCTCACTGTAAAACTGCACTACCTGAATGGAATAATTTTAAGAAACAATATAACGACAAAGAAATAAACGGTTACGTTATCAAGTGTCAGGATATTGACTGTACAAGTGAAAGCAGTGACGTTACTAGTCTAATGAACCAATATGAGATTGAATCCTATCCTACGGTCAAACTTCTAAAAGATACAAATATTATTGATTTTGATTCAAAAATAACTGCAAATACATTAGATCAGTTTGTAAATACAATGTTGATAGATTAGTACGTTTACATGCAAAAATAACAAATAACAAATACGCGAATCTGTATTTGTTATCTATTCGGTTCCTATACTTAGTGATTTTACGACTTTTTGTTTACCTTGTTCAATTAATTCAATACGAATATTTGGATCACTTGTTGTGTTCAAGATATCATATATTGATATTGTCGGACCACTTACAAAATATTCATATGCAATTGACACAGAAGGTGTAATTGTGATAGAAGTTATATATTTCTTTATTACTGTGACAATATAATCAAAAAGCGATGAATTAGTTGTAATAATATCATTGCCATTATTATTTGGATTATACCCTATACCAAGTATTTCATCTGGATTAGCTCCATTATCAATACATTGTTTTACTGGATAATTTGAAAATAATGCTCCATCGCAATAACATTCATTATTTTTAAAGAATGGTGAAAATATAACTGGTACAGAACATGAACTATATACAGCATCTATTAATTTCCAATCGGGATGAGTTTTATATGAAATATCGGTTAATTCAAATGTATTTACATTTGTAGCGAACATATGTATTTCTATATTTGTTATTTCATAATATTCTAGTAACGTTATATCAATTGCTATATCTTTTCCACTGAATAATGGTAAGAAAATATCGGCAATAATATTTATATCAAATATCCCTCTACGTTGTATTGATTCTAATATTGAATACAAATTGAATGAAAATACTTGTTGCCATGGTCGTTTAATCAAATAATCATCTAATGTAACCCAGTCATAATTTAACGCAAGTATTACAGCTAATATTGTTCCAACAGAGGTTCCATATATAGTTTCAATATTTTCCAATTGCCATAAATGTTGGTTATGACATTCTTGTATCGCTCCATAGAATGCAAATCCGGCTAGACCGCCACCCGAACAAACTATATGTTTGATTATTTTGCTATCTCTATCTTCTTTTTTTTCTGTATCAGATGATATATTATTTTCTTCACTTGTCATATTTACAATATTTACGTATTTTAGTTCTATGTTTTTTCTTACCCATATATAATAATATGTCAATTTTCATAAATACAGATGAAGATGACCGTGTTCAAAAAGTAAATATAGATGACTTATTTGCAAAAAAACAACGCAAAGACCAGAAACAGTTAAGTATATATAATAAATTATTAAACCGTGTTCATAAACGAATTAATACAACCGCACGTAGTCGGTCTACCGACACACATATTTGGTTTATTGTTCCTGAATATATATTTGGAGAACCGGTATATGATAATGCGGATTGCACTGGCTATTTAGTAGCTAATTTAGAAACAAATGGGTTTCATGTTCGGTATATGCATCCAAATACATTATTTGTTTCTTGGAGTAATTGGGTTCCTTCATATGTACGAAATGAGATAAAAAACAAAACAGGTCTGGTTATTGATGAGAAGGGTAATATTAAAAAGAAACCATCTGATGATGATGAAGATGTAGAAGACGAAGATATTAACATGCGAATGTTTAACGATAAACAACCAGCTGCATCTGACAAACCGAAAAAAGAATATAACGATACGAATGATTATAAACCAACGGGTAAATTCGTATATAATCCAGAAATGGTTGAAACATTAGAAAAAAGAGTTTCATTTAAATGATAATTTTTTTTTGTTTTTATTAGTCTTTGTATGTTTTCTTTTACGGTTTTGACGAGGGGTTTTTGTTTTTTTATTACCACCCTTCTTAGAAACAACTGGTGGTGGTGGTATAAATTTATCTTCAAAGGAATCTAAAATGCTAGACGATTCACTCGGTTCAGCAGATTTTTCTGTATCTGTTGTTGGTGATTCTGACTTGACTTGTGGTTCTACTGATGCAGCAGATTTTTCTGTATCTGTTGTTGGTGATTCTGACTTGACTTGTGGTTCTACTGATGCAGCAGATTTTTCTGTATCTGTTGTTGGTGATTCTGACTTGACTTCTGATTCTGTTGATGCAGTAGATTTATCTGTATCTGTTGTTGGTGATTCTTCTTTGATGGAATCTGATTCTGTTGTTGCACTTTTTACAACAGGCAATGGTTCCCATCCATCTGGTTTATTTTCAGTAATCTCATTCGTTTTCTCGTTTACCCAATATACATCACCATCCAGTTTAGTTTTTTGGATCCATGGAGTTGATTCTGATTTTATTGGCGATTCTCCTTCAACCGGTGGAACAAAAATACCTGTTTCGTTATCTTCAAATAATGCACCGGTTTTATTGTCTGTTTTCATCCGCTCTTCTTCCGCCTGTTCAATTGATTTATCAATTAGTGACGAAAATTTGGCAATAAATGGTTCAGATATTTTTTTTTCTTTCGTTAATTTTTGTTGAAGAATATTTACAAAATCTTCACTAAACTCGTCACTATCTATATTGTCTTTTAACTTTTGAATAATTGCATTTGTAATCTTATCTGTAATCTCAGGTATTTTATCGGCTAATAATTCACACGCTCGGTCAGATATTTGTTGAGATAACGATTCGCCATTAGATGCAATAGCTGCGGTTATCGCATCCGTTGCTTTATGTTTAACAAATGTAAGTGTTGCCATTATTAGATTTATAATTATAAAATAGACGGACAAAAAAATTGAATGCGTTTAATTTAAATTATTATAATCAACGTTGATACTAATAATTCATGAATAAAATTGCAATCCAAAAAACTACAAATACAACCCGTAAGACACTGAAAAAGAAATCAGATGTTTCTAATAAAGCAAAATGTAAGTTATGGAATGCATTTGATGTAGATATAAAAGAGCTTACATGCGAAGATACTACTAAAAGTTCTAACGTTGAATGTGTATACAATACAAAGGACGAAGACGTATGTAATCTATGCAAATCCTCCTTAATAATAACAGAAGATGGGTTTCGTACATGTATTAAACCAGATTGTGGTGTTATATATACAGACACATTAGACTTCTCACCTGAATGGCGGTTTTATGGTGGCGAAGATAAAAATGCAAAAGATCCTACACGTTGTGGTAATCCAATAAATCCATTATTAGTGCAATCGTCATTTGGATGTAAAGTAATGTGTAGTAATAAATCATCATATGAAATGAAAAAAATAAGAAAATGGACAGAATGGCAATCTATGCCACATAAAGAAAAATCATTATATGAAGAATTTCAGTTTATTACGATTATGGCACAGAATGCAGGTATTCCAAAAATATTTATAGATGATGCCATTGCTATACATAAAGATATATCTGAGCAAAAAATGTTCAGAGGGCTAAATCGTGATGGGATTAAGTCTGCATCTATTTATATTTCATGTAGACTCAATGGGTGTCCAAGAAATGCACATGAAATTGCTGAAATATTCAAATTAGATAAAACTAGTGCTACTAATGGTTGCTCAATTGCGGTGAATATTCTTCATAATATTGAACGCAATATTGATCCTGCACATCAAGCCGATTTATGCATAACATTACCAAGTTCATTTATTGAACGTTATTGTAGTAAATTGGGTATCAATGCAGAATTAACTATGCTATCAAAATTTATTGCATTCAAAATTGAACAAAATAATACGATTACGGATAATATTCCTCATGCAATTTCAGCAGGAATAATATACTTTATTTCACAAAATTGCAATTTGAATATTACTAAAACCGATATTAAAACAATATCAGGGGTTAGTGAAGTTACAATTAATAAATGTTTCAAGAAATTAGACACTTTAAAAGATGCATTGCTACCATTGGCAGTTTTAGATAAATACAAATAAACCAATAAGATATTATTATATTTTTTTATTACACTATAATATAGGATGGAAGCATATATAGCTAATTTATTGCGATCTAAAGAAGTGAATGCAATAAAAGAACCTGAACCAGTAGTAAAACATGAAGAAACCAAACCAATTATAAAAACGGGAAATATGTCTATGGAAGATTACATTTATAACATGGCGGTTAATGAGAAAGTTACTAACTCTGATGATGAAGATGAACCTGAACTAGTAGTAGAACCCGAACAATCCAAACCAATTATAGAAACGGGAAATATGTCTATGGAAGATTACATTTATAACATGGCGGCTAATGAGAAAGTTACTAACTCTGATGACGAAGATGAACCAGAACCAGAACCAGAACAAGTAGTAGAACCTGAACCAAATAATCCAAATATACCAAAATTAATATTTATAATTCCATATCGTAACAGAGAACAACATTTACATTTCTTTAAAGAACATATGAAAAAAGTATTATCTAATATGAAAACACATGAATATAGTATGTATTTTATCCATCAACAAGATGAACGTGAGTTTAATCGTGGAGCAATGAAAAATATAGGATATCTTGTAATCAAGAAAATGTATCCTAATAATTATAAAAATATAACGATCGTATTTAATGATATTGACACAATGCCATATACTAAAAACTTTCTAGATTATAATACTGTTCACGGTAAAGTGAAACATTTTTATGGTTATAAATTTGCATTGGGTGGAATTGTTTCTATAAAAGCCGGTGATTTTGAAAAAACCAAGGGGTTTCCTAACTTTTGGGCGTGGGGATATGAAGATAATACATTAAAACAGCGAGTTGATGCAACAAAACTCGTTGTAGATTATAGTCAATTTTATCCAATTATGGATGGCAATATATTACAATTAAAGGACGGATTGAACCGTATTGTAAGTCGTGGTGAATTTGATAAATATAGAACAGGAACATCTGATACATTCCATGATATCTCCAATTTAGTCTATAATATAGATGAGACAACAGGATTCATTAACGTTACTAATTTTACAACTACAACAGATGTAAGTGATGTTCAAACTACGAATTTTTCATTAGAAAGTGGTAATGCTCCATTTAGGTCAGGACGTAGAAGACCCAAATTTGGAATGATGTTTTAGGTGTTGTATTCATAATATTATACTATTATTGGAATAAATTTGATAGCTAGACCCACTTCGTTTACAGTTTCCCATATACCAGATATTTTGACAATCATGTTTATATTTTGATTACTATTTATATTTGGCATAGAATGACATTTTATATTACCAGAATATAATCGTCTGGATAAAACGGTTGATATATTTATCTTCAAATTGTTTATTTTCCTGTAAAAATCTAATATTTGATACTCTATATTTGTTAATTCATTTATTATATTTGAATTTCCATACATTGATGGATTATATTTTAAAAATACCTCTTTATCATGATTAATAATACTAATAGAATTGAAATTTAGATTAAAGTAAATTCCTCCAATGGACACATTATCAGTTGAATAAATTATTTTAGTAAACATACCGTCAATAATTACATTTCGTTTTTTATCTGCACAGTATAAGTCAGATAATTCAAAGTCATTTGGATTCAATACGATATTCATTTGTTAATTATGTAAATGAATATCTGTTTATCTTGTTTTGTGTAAAAAGTAATTAGAATGACTTATTCATTTGTGCAACATCTAATTCATTCTGTAATTTATCTATTTCTATCTGTTTTGTTTCAATCTGACTATGTAATGCATCCTTTGATTTTTGTGCAGTTTCAACACTTTTATTTGCTTTATCTAAATCTATTTTCAATATATCAACTTCATTCTGCATTGTTTTCAAATCAGTTTTAGCAACCTTTTCCTTTTTTGTAGGTTTTGCAGTTTCCATACCTTCACTATAATTACTATTACCGTGTTTGATAATGAATAATGAAATGAGAGATATTAATGCAATTAAAATTACATTACGATATTTCAAGAATGAACTCATATTATAATATATATTATAAATATATATTATGTCTCCAAATTCTAACATAGGTCTACGTGAAATGATATCTTGGAAAGGGCAAACGTTTAATCAAATATCAAGTTCTATTCGTAAAAATGGTGAAATTGACGAAAATTTAAATGTAACAACTAATATTTTTAGAAAACGAGGCGGTCTACCGTTAAAAATACATCGTCGTGAAATCAATGTTCCAAGTGAGTCAAGTTGTAATGAACGTACATCTACCCGCATGGATTTAATAAATGGACCAGGTGGAACTATTACAAATTCTATTATAACAAATAATGTAGGTGGTTTAGCTAATACGTTAGATATTAATTTAACTGAAAATACTTGTGAACGTCCAGGTACTAAATATAATTCTGATTGCAGTTTAATTAATTCAAATGTAGGTAATACTCAAACAAATGTTTTACGTAGATTACGTAGCGGTGGAATGATAAAAAAACAATTTGATTTATCAAACGACAAACAAACATATTATACAAATAATCATCAATATATCCATAGTAGAAATCGTAGTTTTAATCAAAACCAATATTATTATATACGCAGTGGTGATGCTACATCAAAACCAGGTGACAGTTTATCTAGAAATAATTTATATAGCACAAATACATTGACTGATTGTAAAAAGTTCTATAATCCATCTGAAATTAACTTTCAATATGTATGGGTAAATAAACAAACCATAGTTGATGGCGTTAATACAACTATACCAGATACGGTTACGGTAACAGTTCCATCGGGTTATTATGATATAACAGATATAAATACTGTTTTGTACAATACTATGACTGCAAATTTACATTATTATCGTCGCATTGATAATAATTCAAAGGTATTTTTATTAAAGTTTAATTTGAATGAATCTATAAATAAGATTGAATTAGTTGCATCACCTATTAGTGCCGAAATAGTCGCTGCAAATAATTATGGAAAGGCAATTGAACTAACCGAACTAGGCCAATTTGAAACTGATAATTGGATTACTCCAACTATTAAAACAACTCCACAAATTATAATTAATGACTCTGGATTTAATAATATTATTGGGTTTACAAGTGGAACATATCCAAGTACAAATGAACATAATATTGACCAAAATTTTACAGGTGTCAATGAACCATTAATCAAACAACGATTTAACAACGTTTATTATAAGCCGAATAATCCACAATTTGCTCAACAAGGCGCTGTATCATCCAGTTCTAGAATCGCCAGAAAAAAATATGACGCAATTACGAATGTTGCCAATTCATATACAACTGCATACGGGTTACATGTTGCAAATGCTCTTGCATATGGTGTTCCAGCGAATGGATATACAATCAAAGACAAACTTGGTTATCCTAATCCTAATACCCCAGTGGTTACCAAGACAGGCGAAATGCGTTTTTGTCGTTAAATCTGGTTATACATAGTAAATATATCGTGTTCAAAGTTATATTTACTCAGGCATTTTCATAATTTGACAATTGATGATAAGATACTTTGTTTCTGGTGCACCAATATTGGCATTTTTGAATATTATTTCGTATTAATGTCTCTATCTTATCTGGTTTCTGTTTATTGTCAATTAATGTAATTGTATAATATATATTTTCAATCTGTTGTTGACCAAAAACCGCATTATATTCACTCATTTTTGTCAAAAAAAGCATAGGTACATTACTATTTAAAAACCGGGAGATGAATACATTTGGTGGTACAGACATCATTTTGTCAAATCCTTCATACAATGTGGAATAAAACTGTTTTGTTGAACTATATAAGAATCCTTTACATACAATATATTTCTCTGAATTTGCATAACGACTTGTATATGGTTTAATTATATATACATTTTCATAAAATGATGATAATATATGCAGTATATCTATTGTATGTGACATAAAGCAATCAAATATTTTTAATATAAATGAGCCTCCCTTTGATTGCATAACAAGTGCATAACACATTTGGGCAAATAATAATTTTGCTATGTTAATCTCTTGTTTATTAAAATCAACCGAAAAGTCAAATCCTCCATCTGCTGTAATTAAGTTCATAGAAGAACCGTATTTTTTTTTACAATAATCAAAGTTTTGTAATGATAATATATTTCCTGTTTTATCTTCACCCGTCTCTATGAATACATTCTTATTATTTTTTAGAAAATTGTCTGTTTTTTTCCAACTAGGTATATTTGGATCATTCAGTTTATCTATAATTGTCATGCCTGTATATACATCATGTTTACAATTGCGCATTTTTGCAATAGCTTCAATAAACCCACCTGGTCCTTCTGCTAAGTGGAATGAACGTATTGGTTTAGAATCAAAATGTAAATGGAATGTATTTACCATCTCAATCATTTTAAAATAGGAACGGGATAATGGCGTATATTTGGATACACATTTCTTTTTAAATGGTACAGTTGTGTGTATATATTCATATGGATTTGTATATCGTTTAAATATATCCCAATCATGTTCAATTCGTTCCAACTTGATTTTTATATCTGATAAATAATAAGATAGTGATTGAGAAACTACTGGTTCGGGTATATGTTCATTGTATTCACATGTAATATTCTTGTATAATAAAAAATTACTTCTAGGTAACAAATAATATGTCATCGCAATAATAGATATCTATTATCGTTGTTTCATTTCTATATCATTTTGTAACCCGCAAGTAATTATATGTTTTTTATGATTGGTATTTTTATTATTTAACGTTGAGATACTGCAAGATGACTCGGGATTGGCTTATATTTGCTATATAAGTCAATTATATCAATATGGTTGATATGTGGTAAATCAATATTATTATGGATATTGAATATCTTGGTTTTGATAATACGAATATTATAGATAGCATTGAAGTAATTCATGATTATATTGGATTTATTGTTATTAAAATAATTTAGTTACATTGTGTTGGTTGATGAAAAGTTTTTCAATTTTTCATGATTACATTGTTATGACATAGAATGTTACAAATGTGGAAATCTACTTTTTATCTGATGAATTCTGTATTATAATTTTTGATTTCTTCATTTTACGGGCAACCGGTTTTGGTGGTAGAGTTTCTTCTTTTGTATCAGAGTTATCTTCGTCATCCTTGCCCAATATTTCATTTACAGTTTGCTCGGTTTCCAAATTATTTTTTAATATCATATCTGACATCTTCTTTGCATCTACACTACGAATCTTTTTAAAGACAAAGTATCTGTTCATAAATGAAATTCGTTTTTCCTCAGCGGACATATACATGGCAGTTCCATAATCATGTTTCCGTTTTGTATTCTGTTTCAGTTCTTGCTCCATATTGGAATATAGTTCTGAAAATAGTCCAGTTCCATCAGGCAAATCCATTGTTATGGCTTCTTCCTTTGTTATCAATATAAACCCATAATCTTCCATAATCCTTGTGAAATACTCAAAATTAACAAGGTATTCGCGGAATGTTTGATTGATACTTTCTTGATATACATTAATATCGTATCCCAAGCTCATCTCTTCTGCTGGAAACCCAGTTTTATCATACATTTTTGTAACTTCGTATATTTTACGTCCATTTTTCATAATAGTCATACCTTCTCCTTTAATCTTATCTTTTAATAAGTTAAATACGGTTTCCCCATCATAACATGTACCTATAAAATGACCACCTATTTTTGTGCATTCGGTAAGATTTCGTATAAAATGATGGAAAGTGGTTTTATCTTCAAAGAAATAATGCATGGCGAATTGACAAGAACTTACATTGAAACCAGCTTCTGCAATACCATATTGATTATATACACCTTTTCCTAATAAACCAATATCCTTGGGTCCATTTCCAAACACTGCTTTAACGATTTCTTTATCTTTATCTGTTTTTAGTCCTTCACCATTGCGAATATTATTACTACTATCACCTCTTACAAATAACGCTTTAAATATATTTTTATTTTTTTTACATGATTTTAAATACCGAGCACATGCACCATCTAACTGATTATGAATGTTATCTTTTGAAATATCGATACCCAATACAAACTTTAAATTGGACATTCTCCATTTTGACATGTCACCTGCCTTTCCAACTGCATAATCAATTAATGTATCACCACGATTGGATACACCAACAATTAAATGTTTCTTTACAAATAAATTATGAAAATCACGTAATCCTTGAGTACTGGTTTCATCATCTGAACGATTATAGTATACTTCGTCATTGCGTTCGTTCATTGGAATATTCTCACCGGTTGATAATACTACATCTGTAATCGGATAATGAATTGACCGCCAATTACTATTTGCAACATGGTAAGCATTACCATATTCGGGTTTTCCAGCACGTAATTTTGCAATTTTATCATAACGCACCCTAATCGGTACCCATTTCCATCCCTGTTTGTTTTCTTTTTTATATTTAAATTCAACAATCATATTGTCTTCAAAGTATTCTCCTTCCTCCGTGAACATATGTTGATTATTACCACTTCCACTTAACATCATATTACATATATGAGCAGTTGGATCATATGGGTTTGTAGGTTGAAATGGTACAGCTTGGTATGTATCTGCGTTATCAATGTCATCCGGTTTTGGAAGATTATCGTTTAAAATATCTTGGCAAGGATTAATAAAACCATGTTTCTTTTGATCAAATCCACAATTCAATATTATTGTTTTGTATTGATTTATTTCACTTCCATCCACCATATTACGACCATCTTGGAATATATTATGAATTTCTTCACGACCATTATTATCACGTTTTACATATACCAAGAAATCAATTGTATTAAATTCTGGTGGTTTCCACTTGAACGAATGTTCCCAAGTTATTTTTTTCAATGGTCCCACACCACTTTCAATATTTCCACCAACAGGATAATCAGCAGGAGTAAATATTAATCCATCGGTATTATATTCAAATAATCCATCTTGGATATCCGACAACTTTTTGGAACATGCTGCAAATATGGTTCCATATTCAATATCTGAACAAAATGTTTTAGATTTAATCACTATATTTGACGATGTTTCTTGATTATTTTCATCAGACATTTCTAACACAGATTTTGGGTTTAATAAATCGATTAATTCTTTCATTATATCCAGTCTATATCTTGATTCAGTAACCTCGCCTTCCTCCTGATCTATATCTTCGGTTGTTTTTATAAATGGAAATTCACGTACGGATTTCGTATTAACATAATATACATCAAATGCAGTGTAAATATTTACCGAGTTTCCAGTTTTATCACTTACTATGTGTTCACCATCAAGTAAACTATTATATATTGTCTTTTCACTTGTTTTTGAACCAGTAAATATAACGTTCATGTTTGTATCAATCATATATATTTTACCGTCACTTGAAACATATAATAACATACGATCACCATCAGCCTTTTCTGTAACAGTATAATGTTTTCGTATATTTGTTATACTAGATCCTTCTATGGGCTCAACTATATTTTCTACTTGTAATGTCGTTGATCCAGGACCTACAAAATCTTTATAATTAACACGCCGATTTATATATTTATCGGCATATAGTAACTTCAAATATTTTTGTAATATATCTTCGCGTTCAAGGTAAGAGATTGGATATTTTGTACCTTGTAGACCACTAAGTACTATACGAATACATTTACGTAATGATATCATTAAACTTTCTACTTTATTAAATTCCGTTCCTTTTCCTACACGTGAATTATCTATTTCTAATTCTATTTCATAATTTTCTGGATTATTAAATACATTCGCTTCTTGGATTGTATATGCAGGGATATGTATACCCTTAGTAGTTTTTGATGATTTTACGATACTGATATCTACAAAGATTGGATAGTCAGGGTGTCTAAAACGAACACGATTCAAACTACGAAAACGTTTCTTTGAATCGGTCCATTTAGATATTATATTACGTGCTGTATAAGATTGAACATTAAAATCTTGTTCAGTTTGATATGATACACGAAAATTATAATCATCCATATCTACTTTGTCAATCCATTCTCCATTTTCACGCTTAGCTGTAATTTTTTGTGTAAATTTTATTTTATTTAATAATGTGGATGGCATATCAATAACTTTTTGTAAACTATTTGTGCGACAATATTCCTGAATCAGGTCTGATCCTACAATTTCGGCACGAGTATTGGACATCTTAATTTTACCTGTACGATTATCAGTATATTCGGTTTGAATACGTAATAATTGAATACCTTCAATATATTCAGATACAAATCCACATGATTTTATTTGTTTTACAACATTATCATAGTCTATTTTTGTAATAGGACGCGATAGTCGTGAATTTGTTCCAAAACGTATCTCTAATTCATGTGTTTTTCGGTCAAGTGAAACCGCAGGATTATTTTCTAAATAAGAACGTATTATATTATTAAATTCTTCCTTTTTATCAGCAATTTCCTTTACAGTTCTTGATGTTTTATTATTATGTTGCGGCGGTACTGTATTCATATTTAATTCTGATTCTTGACTCATAGTATATTATATAGTAAATTCATATATTATTTTATATGAATTCAATTTTGTAGTTAGCATGATATTCTACCACGACAATAATTCGGATAATTCCGAATAAATTTCTGCCTTTTTGTATTTTCGGTTGCAGTCGTATATATTTAATTGTTCTGCAATTTTGATCAACTCATCGGTTTTATAGTGCGAAATTGCTTTTAATGGTCGTGATGAACTGTCTAAACATATTAATTTTGTATCTAGTTCATTTATTCGTTCAGTCGTTATTGCCTCAATATCAACGCTGAAAATACCATTATCTCCTTTGTAAATTATATAAGTCGGATTTTCAATGTCCTTTGACGATATGTATTTCAACATTGTTTTTTTTATTGGATCTACCAAATACACGTTTATTTTATAGTGAATGCACATTGCTAACATACAATTTAAATTAGTTGTTTGTTGTAATGATAATAATTCAGATAGTGTCATCTTTGATGCAATCTTTGTCATTTTTATGTTTGTTTCTTGAAACTTATTCATATTATTTTGCATAAAGCTCATAATATTCTTATTTACTTCTAATTTTTTTACACCATAATTACGAACAATTTGTATATAATCACTGTACCCATGTGCTATTATATATATACACCAAAATAAACTGTCTTGGTGGTTCGGTGTAATTACATCACACTTCGGTGGTTCAACTTGTATAGATTTTATTACATTTTCTTCTCTCTTATTAGAAGGGATTGTCGTAGGTTTATCCGATAACTTATATATATATGGTTCTAACTGTTCAATAATTTGTGACAATGCGGGTGGCGGATTGTCATAAAAAAAGATTGGATTGCATGTTTCTGTCATTATTTACCTGCTGATTAAGTTATTAGTTAATGTATTATTGTCTTTATCTTCTTTTTCAGAAAACAAAGTCGTTTTGAATTCGTTCTTCTGATATTCCACAGTCGCAAACGTTTCTGTCTGGTCATCTACATATTCAATATATTTTGTTAGTTCTTCTAACAAATCGTCTGGGACAAATGACAAATTTACAAACACACCACTCTTATTCTCGTTTAATTTACATAAACGCTTAGATAATATCTTCAAAATTTCGGTTTGATGGTATTTGCTCATATTTTCTATATTGCTTTTTAATTTATCTAACGTTTCAACATTTGATTGCATATGGGATTTATATATACTTATAATCATTATTTTATATTGTTTGTCTTACTGTTTATCTACAACAACTTCTTTCAATACATTCTTGATAATTTTATCTTCAAATTTCCTATCTTCTTCCTTCCCATAGCCACCTAATGCCGCTTTGTAATATTGGAAGTAGTTCTCATATTCATCTGTTCCTATTTGGTCTACCTCTGGTTGAGAACTATCAAACCATGGTTTTAATTGTCTATAATTCTTATTCGCTACATTCTTGACTGCTCTACGCAATAGTGTCTTATCTGTATCTCCCTTCTCCCATGCGTCATCATTTTTTATATACATAGTTTCACGTTTCAAATCAGTACAATGCATAGGTCTTGTATGCATTTCCATTCCCTTTATGCGTTCTACCATGACCGTAGAAATCCCGTCTACAAAGCCGATTTCACCTGTTCTAATAAAATCTTCCATAGTAACTTCAATGGAATTGATAAATTCATTCATCGTAATAGCATCCTTACATGTTTCATTTAAAAATACATTGAGGTTGAATTTGTTATTATTTGTAGTGTTATTTGTAGTATTGTTAGTTATATTGCCTGCATTCTTTGCTAGCTCCATCATTGTTTTGTTCTGTTCAATTAGCAATGATCTCAACTCTTGATTGTCTTTCAATAATTCAACCACCATTTTTGTGTCTAATGTCGTTTCAGTTGATAATGGTTGAAATGTTGATTCTTCTTCTTCGGTTTGAGTCTGATAGTTATTACATTTTGTTTTGTGTTTACATAATGATGACATATGCTTATATTGTTTTCCACATCCACATGAATATGTTTTGGGCATTTTTGTATTAGGATTTGTTAGTCGTTCATGTTTATCAGTTGATATATGTTTTATATAATTACTATTTTTACTGCATTTAAAGTTACATATTTTACATGTATATTGTTCGGCATTTTCGGCATTTTCAATATTAGTCATAATGTATATATAATGCTAATGAATAAAATGCCTAAATCATTTGACCCATAATATACTTTTTTTGTCAGTAACGATTTTTATCATGAAAAATCGGGATTTGCTGCATATTGGTAACAACCCGTTTTTTTAAGATGTTTTTTACAAAACTATTCTGGGAAAATGAAAATTGGACATTTATTTTTGTCCATTTTTTCTGAGCGATGCCATTTCTTTTCAGAGAATTATCAAGAATATACAAATAAGGAAATGTGGGGGGAACCGTCCTCATTTATCTACAACCACTTCTTTCAATACATTCTTGATAATTTTATCTTCAAATTTCCTATCTTCTTCCTTCCCGTAGCCACCTAATGCCGCTTTGTAATATTGGAAGTAGTTCTCATATTCATCTGTTCCTATTTGGTCGACCTCTGGTTGAGAACTATCAAACCATGATTTCAATTGTCTATAATTCTTATTCGCTACATTCTTAACTGCTCTACGTAGTAGAGTCTTATCTGTATCTCCCTTTTCCCACGAATTATCATTTTTTATATACATTGTTTCCCGTTTCAAGTCTGTACAATGCATGGGTCTTATATGCATATCCATTCCTTTGATGCGTTCTACCATTACAGTAGAAATCCCGTCTACAAAGCCGATTTCACCTGTTCTAATAAAATCTTCCATAGTAACTTCAATGGAATTGATAAATTCATTCATCGTAATAGCATCCTTACATGTTTCATTCAAAAATACATTGAGGTTGAATTTGTTATTATTTGTAGTGTTATTTGTAGTATTGCCTATTTTACCATCTTTGACTGCTTCCAATAGTTGATTATTATGTAGTTGTTGTTGTTCTAATAACACTTTGTTTTGTTGTTGTTGGTCAGCTAATTGTTTTGTTTGTTCAATCATCAAATCTTTGAAATCTTGATTTTGTTTTAGTAGTTCAATGACAAGACTTGTATCCATATGTGAATTCTCTTGTGTTTTTGCTAATAAAATACTACATATTTTTTTATGTTTAGATAACCCCTGTCTGTATTTATATGTATTGCCGCATATACAAACATGTTCTTGTGTTGTCGTTGATTGTAGTGTATGCTTTTTTGTTTTGCAATGTTTTGAGAAATCACCTTTATTGTCACAAGAGTAATTGCACTTGGTGCAAATATAAGGTACTCTGGATTTTTGGAGTTTATCCGCATCCATTGTCAAACGGATATGTTTTGCAGTCATTAAATGTTTGGTATAATCTCTATTGCACATCGTATTATAGTTACAATGATTACAAATATATTTGAATGGACTTTTCAAAGAGTTTTTGTCATCCATATGCATCCTTATTATGGATGCAGATTTTATCCCTAAATAGTATGACCCATAATATATGTTTTTAAAGTCAGTAACAATAAAAATCAATAAAAATACAGTTTTGCTGCATATTGGTAACAACCCGTTTTTTGAAGATGTTTTTTACAAAACTATTCTGGGGAAATAAAAAATGGACATTTATAAATGTCCATTTTTTCTGAGCGATGCCATTTCTTTTCAGAGAATTATCAAGAATATACAAATATGAAAAAATATTGATAATGACAATATAGTGTATTTTCTATTTTTCTAAGTTCGTTAATTGTGCAATTGTGCATATATAAGGATCGTTCAATTCATATCGTATTCCAATTACCTTAACTGTAATTTTATCATTTTCTTTAATATCAGCAAACTCCTTGCTTGTGTAATGGTGGTCACGAGCGATAAATACCACTAGTGGAACTACACCGGTTTGATCGGTTACTTCTGCATGGACACCAGCTTTCGTAATTGTCTTTACATCGCAGTTGATTGTCATACCTTCCACTGGATGACATATCATACAAACAAACACTGTTTGAAATTCAATACTATCTCCATTAACGGTTCCACATGAATAAGTTTCTACTTTAACAGAGTTCGGTTTAATAAAACCTTCTGGTATGCAGCGTCCCTCGGTATGCTTAGAAATCCAACGTTCTAAATTCTGTTTAATGTTCTGTCCAACTTCATTAATAGAGAGGAATACTTTCATAGTAAGCATTTCTTGGACATATACACTATCTACATTGTTATTCGTATCAGTAGCATTATATTTGTTCATCTTAACTAATATAATAATATATTATCTTTTATGTAATTTAATTATTTACTATTAGAATTCAATTTTCCACAATCACTTGTTCATTTCTAAAATTCGGTTTAATATAGCTTCTTCAGGATTAAAGAACCATCGTTTATTTTCCTTTTTTGTATAATCATAATGACGAAGTAATAATTCCATCATGACACATAATCCATTTTTGTAAATCTTATTCTCAATTGAAACTCCATTTATAGTAATATTATTGTTAATAGATTTTTCTGAATATATATCTTGATTATGTATTTGATTTAATCTATTAATAATATCCCGTTTGCCGGCGTTCTCACAATAAGCACCTTTGTTATTGCGTTTGTCACGAATATTCTTCGTTTTGAATACTGTATTATTATTCTTAAATATACTCATAAAGCCAATGATATTATTGTAAGTATCATGTTTTGAAATGAACTTACCCAAATCGTCTTTGAAATCTCTATATTCAGTTGGGTCCAATTCAATCCACTCTCGTGATTCAACTTCACTTTGAACATAAATATTGAATGTAGCTTTATCATTTGTATCTGACGTAATTATTATACCTTGAAGAGAACCCGATCTAATCAATTTGGTATTAAAATAATCTTTAATAATGCTCTCAATATATAATAATGTATCTCTACTATCGTCGTATAAATATTGTATTAATATTAGTTTATCTGCATTAGATAATGTATCTATTGCATGATGGATTGCATATCTAATAATATTATCATCACTTACTTGATGAAATAGTTTAAATTTATGAAATACATTATTCAAATGTTTATACCAATCAACCTCACCGCTTTCCAATGATTGTATATATGTTGAAATATGCAACGGGTCGTAATCATCTTTCATAACAATAGCACTATTCATATTATTTTTGATTCCTTGTAATACATCAGTATATGTACGAACCGATTGTAAATTATCAACATCATTTGATATCTGAGAACTTGTTTTTGCTTTCCCTTGTTGTTTTACGGGAAGTTCTAATTGTAAATTAATAGGCTTGTAATCAATAGGTGTATCTCGTTCGAATATAGATGCATATTGATCTGTAATTTCAATGGGTTGAAATGCATATATATCACCACGATTCGTTAAGTATCCAATACGTCCATATTTATCCGTTAATTGTTCATTCTTATTGTTAATGAACCGAGATAATGCAAAATCAATATGTTTTTCATCATAAGAATAGTCTATGTTCTCGTTGGGGATTTGAGAACTGATATTTTTAATTTGATTTTTGTTGGGATCATTTACTTTTATGTTAATAGAATTAATTAATTCAGTACGACGATAAAATATCTTTTCCTTGAATAGATTACGTATTCGTTTCACAATAGCACTGTAATTAATTCGTGTATGTTCTTCGTTATATGTATCTATAATAATATCAGAGGGTTCAATATCAGCAGTAGGAGAACATGTAAAACTACAATTATCCATATAATCACACATATCAGTAAATATACGATCACCTACCTTATATTCAATAAGAGTATCATCTTGATTACTGGCTAATTTAATTTGTATGTTTTTATTTTCGGTATTTTCTAATAACTTGTCTATGGTGAAATTAGTCTGCCCGATGTTTAATACACAATCAACTGATATTTCCTTTAATAAGCGAGTTATAATACCAATATGTTTTGCTTTCCTTTCTGCAAACCGATATACATACATATCAGCTGTTTCTTCTTCTCCCTGTGGTTGAGTAGCATGCAAATAAAGTTCAACATTACGATCTTCAAATGGTAATCTACAATGACTAAGATTTCTTACACCACGCCCAATAATTTGTTCAATTCTATTCATATTATACCAAGGTTCCATAATGTGTATTTGACGAATATTTTTGAAATCAAGACCTTCGGCCGCAGCTTTGGTAATTAAAATAACCTTTACGTTTTCACCATTTGCATTTTCGGGATTGGTAATATATTTCATATCCTCATAATTGTTAGGTGAGTATCGTTTATCGCCAGTAATCATAACATAACGTGCTGGTTTAAACTTGTTATCATTATTCGCTATGAATTCCGATTTTGGTTTCATTGTAATAGAGTCAATATACTCCGATGGTGGTTTTTTAAATAAAGAACGTGTATATTTTGCTGAACCAAACCGAGATAATCCCATCTCTTCTAATGCAAGTGCCATTGGTACAACACCACCATCAATATATTGCGAATAAACAATCACAATTCCAGTAGATTTGGCAATTGTGTTGCATATTGTGGAAAGTTTATTACTATATTTATGTAAATTATCTTTATGAAAAATTCGTCCATGATTTTTTAATATATTTTCATTATATTCATAATCATAATGCATTAAGTCAGTAGTTTTATGTTTGGTTACCTTTGCCAATCCGTTTTTACCGACCATGTTTTTTACTATGTTCTCCATATTGATATCCTTTATATTTGAATTTTGAATTAGAATGTCAAGTTCCATACTAGGATATACTATGTCCAGTGATTGGAGTGGTTTTTCAAGATATGTATATCCGAATGTTTCCATGTTCTCAAATGTAGGCATAATCTTCGTTTTACCGAACTTATCTGTTACTTCAACATTGCGAGAATGAAGATAATCCATAATATATTTATATCCATGTGTTTGATATTCACCTAGATTGTTCATATATAATGGAATGTGTTTCAATGGTTCATCAATTTCCTTTTTGTTCATTTGTAGCTTGGGGTAATTATTGGTATCCACCAAATTTTCAGGTGAAAATATATCAGGATATATACGATATGGAAATGTATATGGGTTCTCGCCACGAACATAGGAAACATACCCAGTGAGTTTGCGTTTCAATAAATCTTTGCCGTTCTCTGTTATTTTACCATTATTATTTTTTTCTTCTACAAAGTTACCATTGCTGTCAAATACCATTGATTCCGTAATAATACTTCTTTTATCCACACTATTTAATATATTAGTTAACCAAATGATCTCTTTATAGCTGTTGTACATAGGTGTAGCTGACAACATTAATAAACGTATATTTTCTGCATATTTACAAACTTCCATTAATAATGAGGCTGTTTTAGTTTTGTCTTTATTGTCATCAGTAGGACGAATATTATGAACTTCATCAATTATAATAAGACGATTATCAAAAAACTTTCGTATTTGTCTAATTTTTAATTCTTTTCGTTGGGCTGTGGTATATTCGTTGTTACTTACAGGTAATACCTTTCGTTGTATGAAATGGGCGATCTCAGTATAACCTACAAAAGAATAGTATTTCTTAATAATTGAGTTGATTTGAATTATAACCTTTTCTCTTGGAATGCCACGCATACTGGTGGGATTTATTTCTTTAATTAATGCATTGCCAATACATGTATTTAAATTCCATAATTCACCATCCGCTTCCAACTTACGTTCATCAAATAATTGTAAACGAAAATTGTTTTGAACATTTGGAGAAGCTATAACTAAAATGCGTTGAGTTAATCCAATTTGTTTCATAAATCCACGCATCTCTTCTGCAATACCAATAGCACTACATGTTTTACCTGTACCTAATCCGTGATATAATAACAGTGCATTATACGGAGTTTGGAATGAAAGAAAATTTTTAACAAACATTTGATGAGGCATTAATTCAAAATCAGCATTACATAACATTTCCGAATGGGCTTTTATGTCTCTAATTTTACCATCATACATAGTATCATTAAATTCCTTGCGTTTTGCAATTTTGATATTAAAATTAGGGTCATTTAATTCAGGGTATAAAAAGTCAAGTTGATTATCCACAGGACTTGTATTTTGTTCAACCAATTCTTTATTGAATAAAAAGGCATTTCCTTCCTTACTATCTATATTATCAGGGATAACGCCAATTGAATTCTGTATAATTTTATCATCATCTGTCATATTTATATCAAAGTTAGTATTATCGGGAATAGTTGCTTTATTCACAATATCATCTATTTCATAAATGCTTTCATTGGGTTGGATTGATTTTTCTAGTTCTTCCAATGGTTCTTCTGTGGGTTCTTCTAAGGGTTCTTCCAATGGTTCTTCCAATGGTTCTTCTGTGGGTTCTTCCAATGGTTCTTCTGTGGGTTCTTCCAATGGTTCTTCCAATGGTTCATCTAAGGGTTCTTCCGCGGGTTCTTCTATGGGTTCTTCCGCGGGTTCTGGCTTATTATTTTTCATATTTTCAATGCAAAGTATCAAATTTACAAGATCACCCTTTCGTCTAGCATCAGAAGAATGTTTTTGACCAGTAGGTTCTCCTTTTAATCTAGATAGTATATCACGTAGTTTTTGACCAGACATTTTAGTAAGTTCTTGAAAACGTAATTGTTCAGTATCATTCGCGGGTGTATAATCAACAGAACATCCTAGTACTGTTTTTGTAGCAATTTTAGTAGGTATAGGTTCACATTCATTAGTAATCGGATTCCTACGTTCACCACGTGGACATCGCATTTTTGCATCAGGTGTTACTTCTGAATCTATATTATTAGACGGATCAGATCCACCTAACTGGCGTCTACGATTTCGTGTATGTTTATTGGAACTAAGTCTTTTTTTCTTTGTAAGTTGAACCATCTTACCTTATTACTTTAAAATATATGTATATAATTTTACACATATATTTGATTTCTATGAAAAACCCAAAGTTACTAATTACAAAAAGTGATTTGATAATGAGTAAGTGTATGGTTTATTTTTTTTAGCATAGATAGTTTTTCTAAATTGTAGGGTCTTATACATTGTACACATTCATCATATGTTTTCCATTCCATGCAACTAACTTCGGATTTTTCATAATTATTTAGATTTATAGATGGATGGTTCTTAACAAAATTTAAAAAATATTTATGTTTATATGATTTATAATTTGAACCGGTAAAAGTTTCTTCATAAGGAATAATATTTTGTACCAATATGAGGTTTGGTTGTTTGATTCCAGTTTCTTCACTGAATTCTCTTAAAGCACATGCATAGTCATTCTCTTGATAATTTCTCCTTCCTTTTGGAAATCCCCATTCTGGTTCTGTCCATTTACCAAAATCGTTACTTTCTTCAATTAATTGATTTAAATTATAAGGCTCTGTCAAATAATATACTCCATTTCGTAATGAATTGAATTTGTTTTTTGATATATGTTCTTCATGTTTATATTGTCCTGATATTTTACAATCACCCCATATACCATACCATAGCTCATCAAAATCCATCGTTTTTAAACGTTCTTTTTCATGAACTGTCATTTGATTAAGCATATTTAATATATAAAATTTATTATTAACAAAATATTTGCCTCTCATAAAATCAATAAATCCAAGCGTATCCTTCCTGCGTATCATTAAGTATTCAATACATTTATTTGCATTATATCGGTATGCAATGACACCCAAACTGGTGATGGGCATTTTACATTGATTATAAAGATGACCTTGTTTCCCACAATTATTACAATAATGCTCACTCATATTAACTAATTTAGTTTAACCTATTTGATTAAACCCTCAAATCTTTATATAACTATTTGATAATAGGAAATGATTTTTGATCCAAATGTATGGGGACCACATTATTGGTTTTTTTTACATACAGTTGCCGAGTCATATCCAAGAACACCAAATCAAATGACAAAACGAAAATATTATGATTTGATACATAATATGCCATTATTTATACCAATTACAGAGATGGGAAATAAATTTAGTGAATTATTAGATAAATATCCAGTAACGCCTTATTTAGATAATCGTACATCATTTGTACGTTGGGTTCATTTTATACATAATAAGTTAAATGTATTGCTAGGAAAAAAAGAAATACTTTTAGCAGATGCATTAGAAAAATACCGAGCAGAGTACAAACCAAAACCTGTATATTTACATGAGAAGATACATATTAGACGTCAATATATACATATAATATTGATATTGATATGTTTATTTTTGATATACTTATATTATGAATAATTTGAAAAAGTCTCTTGGTAATATAAAGATAAAGAATGCGAATAGAGCTCATCATAATACTAATAGCAGGATTTATTATTGGAAATATATATACAGATGGTAAATATACGAAACTATTATTATCGGGTAAAAAATATTATCAAATGGTAGGTGTTGCATTTGGTGCGTTAATGTTTTATATATTAATAAAACGAAACCCACTAAGAGCCCGTGAAATGGTGAATATGTCAAACGAATATATCAAGTATCTACCGATTGATAAAAATGCATCAAACATCATTTCCCCCATACTTGATTTTACATCAAAGCAAAACTTTGCGTCAGATGATAGCAACTATCCCATTTTACCTATGGTAAATAATAATCAATATGCATCCGAGAACAGAATATTAAATTCTGGTAAGAAGGCAACAAAAAGATCTGTAAGTGAAACAAAAAAGAAGTTTGTTGCATCAAGACAAGACTGGAAATGTGCCGACTGTAAAAGCCAATTGAATGCTTGGTTTGAGGTAGATCATACGGTTCGGTTAGAATATGGTGGTAGCAATCACGTTGATAATTTAGTAGCTTTATGTCGCGAATGTCATGGAAAGAAAACAACAATAGAGAACTTATAATTCAAAAAATAGATTATAAAATAATATATTATTGTATAATCAAATAGTAATGACATCCGTTTATTATGAAAATGTTGAACCATTTATAAAAACGATATTTTATGCTATAAGTTATGTATTTACCACATTTATTGCAATTCCAATAGCATATGTTTTTAATGCATTAATCGGTATTTTTAAACATGTACGTGACACTCTTATATCAGATGCATCTGATACTAGTTATATAAAATATGGTATTATAACCATTGTATTAGCATCATCAGCAATTATTCTTAATATGGCTGGAAATGACGCATCTACATCTATGTCTGATATTTATAAATATTTGTATCCGATGGTTACGTTAATAGTCGGGTTTTCAACTTATTTGTTTATTAGTACATCAATTGGATTAAATTGGAAAACTCTTACAATGGCATTTGCAATGGTTTTAATTATATTTGGAGTAGCAGTATATTATTACACTGGACAAAATGCAACAATAACAACTATTGCGTATCTAATGTCTGGAATTATTACATTTGGTATACTGGTAGGATTAGCAATAATACTTTATTTTTATAGCAATTACTTAAAAACAAGAGAGGGATGGACAGGTTTCTTTATTCATTTACTATTTTATATACCAAGTTTAATACTGGATTTCATTGAATATATAAAGTCTGAAATAGGAGCGACATCAAATGTGGTATATTATCTTTTCATTATAGAACTTCTGGTTGCGTTATTATATATTTACATACCATCATTAATAAGTAAAATCAATATTATGGAAGGAACACCATTATTAGCAGATACCGCATTTTTAGATATTAAAAAGGAATTAGGTAGTGGTTATCAGTATGCTTTTAAAAATATAGGACAAAGTGATACAGCAAAAACGACATTTAAACGATCGTATAGTATTTCAATGTGGTTGAATTTAAATATGCAGCCACCGAATTATGCATCTTATGCAAAAGAAACCGAAATATTTAATTATGGTAATGGTTTGCCTAAAATAACGTATGTGAATAATATTGATACTGATGGTAATAACTCACCCGACGTATTAAAGGTATATTTTACGAATAAAGGTGAAGATGAATCACGTAGTTATAAAGTAAATATAAAATTACAAAAGTGGAACCAGATTGTTTTTAATTATACATCTTCACAAGTAGATCTATTTATAAACGGACATTTAGAAAAAACATTTATATTTGATGGTAATGAACCAGAATATAGTGCTAGTGACCTTATATCACTTGGCAGTGAAAATGGAGTTGAAGGTGCTATATGTAATATAAAATATCATTCAAAACCACAATCAAAAAGACAAATATCATCGTCTTATAATTTATTAATGAACAAAAATCCTCCTGTAAATATTTTATAATGATTTAATATATAATGACTCCTGTTACAATAATTCTTACTGTAATTATATTACTTTTGGTATATGTGTTATATGCATATATGACAGGCACTGTTACAAACTTAGCCAAATCAACGTCATTATCAGTTGTAAATCCACCAATTACCGATATTGCCGGATCAAGAAATACCCGATATGGTTATACAATCTGGGTATATGTGAATACATGGGACAATAACTCAAAGAAGACTATATTCAGCCGTAATAATAACATACGCGTTTATTTAGATGATAATAGTCCAATATTGAAAGTACAACTTACAATGAACAATCGGAATGCTGATAATAATGCATATGTAACGGATGAGATGATTGTTACCAAAAATTTTCCTTTACAGAAATGGGTATGTATATCAGTCAGTGTGGATAACCAATTTGTAGATGCCTATTTAGATGGAAAGTTGGTAAAATCACACAGATTTTATAATAATGATAGCGGTACTATGCCAATCGTTCCCCCTGATGCATCGAGCGCACCAATTAATTTAGGAAATTCTAACGGAAGCGTTTTTGATGCGTACGTAAGTGAATTTAAACGTTCAATTGTTCCTATTGACCCAGAAACTGCCTGGAATAATTATTTAGAAGGCAATGGAACAAACGCAGTTTCACGTGCATTTTCATCATATGGAATTGATGTTGCCATATTAAAAAATAATGTGAAACAAACATCAATTTCATTTTAATTAAACGGTAAAAATATATAGTATATAATTCTAATATATAGTATATAATAGATGAATTTTCAACCAAATGCACAACCAACTGGATTAATGCCAACTCCACCAATAGCTCAACGTTTAGGCGATTCATTGGATGGTGCAAAGAATGCTTTGACAAGCACATTTGATGATTTCTCCAATCAAGCAAGTGCAGGAGTAGGTGCTACAAGTGATTTTTTAACTTCTAATACAATAATTGCAAAATTTGCATTTATACTCCTATTGTTGCTTGTCTTTTTGATATTATTTAATTTAGGCATTTCAATTATAGGTTATTTTACAGAACCATCGCGTGACCCCTATATTATTAATGGATTGATTGATGGTACTTTCTCAAAAGTTGTTCGTCAGGATCCAAAACAAACCGATTCAGTTCAAGTATTTAGATCAAATGATGAATCAAAAGGTATGGAATTTACATGGTCAACATGGTTGTATTTGAATGATTTAGGTACAGTTGATGGAAAATACCAACATATATTTAGTAAAGGTGATGGAAATATTAACACGAGTACCAATTTAGCATCTGTAAATAATGGTCCAGGTCTATATGTTAAACCATTAGAGAACACACTTCATGTTGTAATGAACTCTGTATCTTCCACAGATGAAAATACTACAATTGATATTACGAATGTTCCAATAAAGAAATGGTTTCATGTAGCATTGCGATTACAAAATACGGCATTAGATGTATATGTAAATGGTGTTGTAGTAGAACGTTTAGTATTTACAAATACACCCAAACAGAATTATGGCGATATTTATATTTGCCAAAATGGAGGATTTGCAGGTAAATTATCAAACCTTCGTTATTATAGTCGCGCATTAAATGTATTTGAAATTAATAATATAGTTTCGTCTGGACCCAATATGACAGTTGCAGAAGATACGCTACCCAGTGGTGGATTTAAATATTTATCAAATATGTGGTATTCATCCAAATACTAATTCATAAACACTCCTATGCAATACATAAAATATATATTTTCAAATGGTAATATATATTTTTTCAGATGGCAAATGTTACAATGAATATTGATACAATATGCAAATTAAGACGACGACAACAACAATTTGCTATGCCATCATTTCGTGCAACTCCAATATCTCCCTATCCGGAATTTACACCACACCAATTGAATATGAGGCGTAAATTTGAAATATTACAATATCCGAGCAACAAAATGGCTTCACAAACAAACAGTTTGACTCAGCGACAACAATTTGCAAAAGCAATAACTGGAAAATATCAAGGTCAATCTTATACAACTACTTATACAGATACAATAGACTATACATTTGATGAACGATTAAAAATGGACATTCCTTCCATTAATAGAATAAGTTCATTAGCTGTTGTAGACTGTTCAAACGATGACTTAATTCCAACTCTTAGCACATCATCCGATGTGCCCGGTCCAGCAATTACTATATATAAAGACCCGACAGTTCCTCTTTATAATTACGCAAATTCCTCTGATGAAAATTATGCAATAACGGATTTCATTGATGAATCAATATGGAAAACTACCACCATTCAAGAAAATACAGTTGTTACATATAAGAAAATGCTACGAGACGAAGAAATAATAATAGAGGAAGCAAATGATACTACTATGTTGTCTCTATATATTACAGATCGTGTTAAAAATACAAGGTCTGTATATTCAATGCAAATACCAATTAGTTTTTATTTCAAAGGGACATATAAGGGATCTATAGCATCTGAATTTAAAAATATAACATTAAAATTATCAAACACTTCTTTAAATCCACAGGTAGTATTCATAGATGCACCTGTTCCCAACACTGACTTAATAAGTGAATTTCTTAATACTGGAACAAATGTAGCTGAAGTATTATTTGATGTTCCAGCCAATGGACAAGACTTTGAAGGTTCATTGTATGCAGGAATGTTATCAATAACTAATATCAACTTGTTAACTGAACCCAGTTATATATATGATTTAAATATAAAGCCAGACATAGAATTCGATCATACAAGTAACACTGAATTTCTTAATGATTATGATTTTGAATATGGATTATATTTGAATGCAACAGATTCGGGTAAAAAAGAGGATGGATGCTCAATAGAATCTGCACCTAGTTCAAATGAATTATTGCCGATTTATGTAACCGAAACAACCGAAACAATAGTGTAATCAATATTCCACTCTACATAATGGACATTGATCACATCGGTCAGAACAAGTAATGCATATAAAATGACCACATATTGGAATTTTTAAATTATCTACATCAATAGATTCATAACAAACAGGACAATCTTCGTTTTTATTTGTATTTGCATAGAGTGATTTTATAACTTCGGTTAATCTATGGCTTGTGGCTAGTTTTATTTTAGTTTTTTCAAAATCGTTTTTAATACTATTGTACCGACGTTTATAATGACAATTATCAACTTCAATTAAATTCGTTACTTGAAGTTGATCATCATATAACATTTTCAAATAATTATATTTAACAGTCAAGCTACATTTGGTGTCAGTAACAGCATCATTCAGTTTCTGAATTTTATCTTGATTAATATCATCTATTTTACGTAATTGATTGCATTCATTTTCAAGTTTTTTAACGTATGCAATCATGCTATATGACCACCTTGAAATACTATCATCTTGATTTGTTTTAATATCATATTTCAAACATGGTTTAACTGAAACGCTAGTTGGCACTGTTTCTATATGATCAACTAGATATGGTCGGTGAGATTTATAATACAAAGCTTGCACATGAGCGATTAAATTATCATTATCTATACTAATCATTGTTATTTGTAATGACGATACTACTTGACTGTTTATTGACATTGTATATGGAAGAAAATAATTATTGAATGTTACATCTATATTCAATATATCATCTGTAAAATCTTGTGTTTCATAAACGCGTTGAGATGGCAATTGTTGTCTATCTTTGGTATGTTTATCTATATCATAAATATTAATTCGCTTCGGCATTTTAATATCATAACAATGTAGTTTTGTGGATTTATTAGTAGTTGTTTGAATAAGATTATATTCAATATTATATGTATTTTTCATAAATGTATGAATAGCCAATTTACATTGATCATCTCGTGTATTTGGCATAGTAGAATAGATGTATTATCTTTGTTATAATAAGTTGTTAAATAAAGTTATTATAATAAAGTTTTTCAATTTTATATAGATTATTCAATATTCTGAGTAAGGGTTGGATTCAAGCATTGATGTTGACTTGGGAATATTTGACCAGACATACATTTAGTTTCTTGACCAATTTCTACACAACTTCTACGACCTTGATGGTCTCCTACTAAACACCATTGTTTTTTATCGGTTCCGATAGGTGTTTGTATATTACTATTAGTATCGTCGGCATCAGGTATACCCGTTTTGATTGTAGATAAATTCAATGTATTGTCAAACATTTGTTTTGCATTTGGATCAATCATTGATTGACTGCTATTTTTTAATAAATTTCCAACGGATTGAACTGTACCACTCGCAATGTCAATTCCGGTTTTTGTTGTTTCCGCAACAACATCAGCAGTTGTATTAATTACTGCACCAGTCGTATACCCAAATAAGGATAATACACGATAAATTAATGGCTTAAATATATTAATAATTGCTTGAAAGAAATTACCAATCACTTGAAATACATTACCAAAAATATTGAGTAAGTTTATTCCTAAAAGGGAAAATATAAGTAAAGCAAGCAAACTTATGATAAGGAAATTTTTATTCAAAACGATTCCTCCATTATTTGTTTGAATGCTAAGTTTAGGAGAAGATTGCATTGGTGATGTTTCCATAATTGTAATATATATAAATAAATATATTATTTAGCGTTCGTTTGTATTTGATGAAAATTTTATTACTTTATAATAAAATGGGTCTGTTTAGTTTTATTGAAACCTTCTTTTTTGTGAGTTTAGCTATTACATTTATTCTTATTTTACTCTTAGTATATCATTTTAGACAACGGTTTAATGCATTGGAAGAGAAATCTGATACAATGTTTGAGCTAATTAATAATATTGTTTCTGAGTTAAATGCCGTTAGGAATGAACAACATGGATTTCCACCAGAGCAACCAAATATTATGTTTCATCCGGAGAATACAAACCAAATGAATGTATATTCAGAAGACATGCATAATTCAACATATGAACAAGTTGACGAAAGTGGTAGTGATGACGAAAGTGGTAGTGATGACGAAAGTGGTAGTGATGACGAAAGTTATAGCGATGACGAAAGTGATAGTGATGACGAAAGTGTCAGTGATGAATTATCAGTAAAAGTAATTGTATTAGAAGACAATGATAATGAATTATTATCTGAATTACCCGATGATACATTTGACAATTTGGAAGACTCTGAACATAATGTTATAAACTCACCCGAAGGTTTACAAGAAATTCAACCAATAGTCGTTGATAAGTTGCAAGAAGATCATTTAGAAAATGTCGTCCAAGAGGAACAAAGTTCAATAGAAGAACATACTAATGACGTATATCGTAAAATGACCATACAAAATTTAAAGGCACTAGTTATTACAAAGGGATTATGTTCAGATCCTAGTAAAATGAAGAAGACTGAATTATTAAAAATGCTTGCCGATGAAGTTACCATCTAATGATTGCAATAAAAATATAATATATATCGTTAAATTATATATTATGTCATCAAACTCAGTGAATGAATTAACAAATTTAGATAGTGCATACCAACACGTAAATTTTACTTTTCCAAGAACAATGTATCCAGTTCATACAAATGCCCAGTATAAACAGGTTCCCCCTATTACTGATAACAATAAACCCTTATTATCTTCTTGGCAACCAGAGTCTGAAAATAATAATGATTTAATAGCAAGATCTGGAATACAAACGAATTGGCAATATCGTAAATACTTAACCGATAATGCACCCGATTTAATGGAATATAATTACCGTGAAAGTAATAACGAAAATAACATAGCAGTTAGACAAATGAATCCACCCAATATTCAATGTAACGAAGTGAAAGGATATACACATAATCCCCGAATGCAACAAGATATATTAGATACATCTCATCGCTACGGACAACCAGGTAGTGATTTAAAGAATGCGTATCTAGCTAAGTCAATCCAAGAAAATCTTCAAATAGCACCAATTGTTATTCCAGAAAATGTCATACACCAACGTTACAAATAATTTAATTTTTGATAATCAAACAATATAAACTACCAATGTTATATTGTTTATTCTCCTATGAAAGTAATTAGTTTTGATGTAGGAATTAAGAATATGGCGTATTGCATATTTGATTGCACAAATAGTGATTGCACCATAGCGGGCTGGGACGTATTAAATTTAATGGACGAGCAACCCAATGACCATATATGTGATTGTACCATTATTCCAAAATCTAAGAAATTACAACCGAAACCTTGTACTAAAAAAGCAAGGTATTACAAAAATGATAAATATTATTGTGATAAACATGCCAAGTCGTGTTCTCAATATATAGTTCCTACAAAGGAAATGTCAGTTCCATCTTTGAAAAAAATGAAGGTTGCAGATTTAATACAGTTAGGTAACAAATATTTGATATTCATTGATATACCCAGCACGGATAAGATGTTAAAAAAATATTTATTAGAAAAGATAGTAAACTATTTTAATAAACATTGTTTTGAGCCGGTTAACTCAAAAAAGACGAAAAATGCATCCCAAACAGATCTTATTGATATTGGACGTAATATGAAGATTAAAATGAATGAAGTTGAAAATATACAAGAGATAACAACCGTAGTCATTGAGAACCAAATTTCTCCTATTGCAAATAGAATGAAGACAATACAGGGTATGTTAGCACAATATTTTATAATGACAAATGAAAATGCAGATATTTACTTTATATCATCTGCAAATAAGTTGAAACAATTTGAAATCCCGAAACCAACTATACTGACTGATGAAAACTCTGTTAATGAAATACATAAAGTGAATCCAAATTATAAAGCCCATAAGAAAGACGGTGTTCATTATTGTTTAGAAGTGTTAAATGCAAACCCTAGTATATCAAGTTGGAAATCCTCGTTAGATACAAAAAAGAAGGATGATTTGGCAGATGCATTTTTACAAGGCATTTGGTATTTAAGAAATAATAATATTATTATATGTGCGGAGGATTTAAAAATAAAACTTGTATAAATATCATAAGATGGAAGTGATTGATTTAGGTGCTTTAGACGATTTGGACCCTGTATCTATTGATATTGGATCATCAAATAGTAACTTAGGGTCTGGAATTGAGTTACTAATGAACGATAAAAAGATATCCTCCAACAATTCTAATTTAGATTTAGGCGAATTAGATAATTTAGAAAATGAATTGAATAATTTATCTAATCCAAAAATGGAATCTACCACATCAGATACAAAAAGTTTTGGTGGTATGGCAGCAGATTTATTTGGATTTGGTGATAAAGTAAAAAAGGAAGAAAATCATAACGATATAAATGATAATGCGGGTGGGTCAAACATAGGTCAAGCCACTCGTGATAGTATGGGTAATGCAAAAACATGGGATGGTTTTTCCAAAATAAACGAAATCCCTCTTAATGCAGAAAAGGCAACCACTTTAAGTGAACGAGAAGTTCGTCGTAAGAAACGTGCCATGTTGAAGAAGTTAGAAGATTGGTATGAAAAGGGATTAATCAAACATAATTCTAATTTCAATATGGATTCTGCCTTTGATGAAATTGAAGATGAATATGAAACCGCTTTGGAAGATAAACGTAAAAAGGATGGTGTGAAGTTACAGGGGTGGTGGTTTATGACGTTTATTAATTCATTGGAATATGCAAATACAGTATTTAATCCATTTGATTTGAACTTGGATGGTTGGGGTGAGCAAGTGAATGAAGATATTGATAGTTATGAAGAAATTTTCGGAGAATTACATGATAAATATAAGGGCGGTAAAATGGCTCCTGAAATTTCCTTATTACTTCGCGTAGGATTCAGTGCAGCTGTATTAAATTTTTCAAACAAGGCATTATCAAGTGCTACACCTGCATTCAATGATGTGATTAAACAAAGTCCCGATTTAATGAAAATGTTTACAGATGCAACTGTAAATAGTATGAGCCAAACATCGCCTGGTTTTGCAATGGCAAATAACTTTATGCAAGATACTGCTAAGCCTAAGGGACCGCCACCACCAGCACCAGTTGAGACACAAAATATGCCTCCTCCACAACGTCCAGGTATGGTATATACCGGAGAAGCACCCAATAACAGACCAGATATTAATGCAAGTAGAGGTACCATGTTTAGAGAACAAGGTGTAGATATGAACAATGAATATAATATCAATCAACCTGAAAGCAGCATTAATACACCTCAGCAACCTTCTTCCAGACCTGAGATGCGTGGACCACAATCAAGTAGCATAGACAATATTTTGTCAGGGTTAAAAACACGTAATGTAAATATTCATGAACAGTCAGGTCCACCTGCATCACAATCACTTGATGATGATTCTGTAATTTCAATTGCATCGTTGAAGGATATGCAAAATACAAATATGCCCAAACGCTCTAATAAAAGAAAGAACCGTTCAGATAAGAACATCGTTTCATTAGATATTTAATTTCATTTTATTGATTGGTTTATTTTTGTAAATCAATCAATACCACTTTTTCGGAGTAATACTCAATATATCAGAATGAATACCTGGACCATTATCGTTTATTGCTCGTATTGCTATATTATATGTTTTACCATTTACAAGACCATCAATCACGATAGGACAATCTATTTGCTCAGGTACGACATCTCTGAATGTCTTGCCTCCATCTATGGAATACTGGTAATTTGTTATCTGTTTTCCACCATTAGAACTTAAACTAAACGTTATATGTGCTGCATTACACCCGGGTATAACATCTAGGTGTAGAGGTTTTCTTGGCGACATTGTTGCATTTATATATCGGGTTGTCCATGTAGTTATTGAACGATAAATTAATTTATTCATAAAATAGAAAAATATTTTGTTCGGCTAAACCTTATTATAATTCCAAATCAATCACGACAGGATAATGGTCAGAATTATAGGTACCACAATATTCATCATAACCATGATAGATGTATGTATTCTTTATTTTGGTTTTTAGATTTGGTGTTACCAATATATGGTCAATTGTAGAGAACTCATTTGGTGTTGATTTACAGTCATTATTTTTATCCCACCAATCCGAATAACGCTCTACTTTGGGAATTTCAGATGCGACATTATATAATTCATATATTTTGGTATTTTTTCCACGAACAATATCCAGAACTTGTGAAATGGGATTATTATCATTTGCATCTAACGGATCTTCGTCAAAATCATTGAAATCACCCATAACTATTACCTCATACCCTTTTTGTATATACGGTATAATCACATTCTGGATAACTGTTGCCTGTGCTTCACGCTTGACACATCGTTGTATATCAGTTGGATATGCTAACAAATGTAATCCAATGAAGAGAACTTGCATATCTGCAAAATGAAATCCTGTAATATAGTGTTTTGTAACACCTTCTGTACCAGGAGTACCGGTATAATTGCATTTTGAAATGGGTACTGGATAATTGACACGTTCTTCTGAGCGGTATAGATTGAATGATGGATTGATTTTAGTCATCATTCCCACATTTTGTCCAGTTGATGTATCTGATCCTTGTAATAAATAGGAATTATAGTCAGATGATGTTTGTTTGATAACTTCATTGATTTCATCACATCCTTCTACCTCACACATATTCATTATATCGGGTTGGAGTTTATTAATTACAGTTGAAAGATGAGTAATATGTTCTTTTGCAGCAGTTTCGTTTTTCCAAGTACAACCATCACCTGGACAATCCGCTAATTTATAATAATCTGTAAATAACCATTCTACGTTATATTGAACAATACGAAGGTGGTTTTTGTCTTGGCGACGGTCTTCATTCGGATTTGTGACGATGGGGCAAAATGTCTCAGCATAAACAAGGTTGGTTGTTAAAAGTGCAATTGCTGTAGTAACTGCAATAAAAATGTGAGGTCCAAACATCTTATCTATATTGTTCGCCTAAAAGAATTTGATGGATATCCACTTCAATAAAAAACCATTTGGTTCGTTTCATACTCAGAATCGTCCATGCAGCTAAAATGGGTATAAATCGCGTGCAACAAAATAGGAGGCAGTTTAGGTTGAGACGGGAGATTTGCACATGCATTGCAGAATGTTGTCAGTCGCTGCATATCACAGTTGAACAGCGATCGGTTCAAATTCACACAAATGACTGGGCATCTTGGTTAGATACTGAGCATAACAACCATTGCGTTTTTGCCAAGCAATCGTTTCGGGCGTTTCTTTGTAAAACGCCGACTATATCACTATTTCTTCTTATTTACATTTTTTTTTGGAAAAGTGCTAATTTCTTGAATATCTATATATTTTTTTAATTTTTCAAATTTATCGTTATTAATATCATATGATATAAATTTAAGATTTTGATTTTCTTTAAAATATAATTCTATTTCCAAATAAAATTTATTTACAAATTCTATAAATCCTTTATCAGTTTTATTAGTAATTATCTCAATATTGTATGTAAATAATCTGTTTAATAAATTACCCCAGCGTTTGAATGAAGATAACATTTCTTCTGGATTTCTTTTATTAAGTATAAAAATAGAATTTGAATTTTCATTTATTATTTGTTTATAATCAACTATCTGTGGCCAATAACAATTATCTTTGTCTACACATACATCCATTTGAGTTATTACATCAGTATCTAAAAAATCACATAATAATGGTTTTTTATTTTTTTTATTGTTTTCAATCATTTTTCCAATATATTGATTTCCCTTCTTCCAATGATATGATTTATATCCTAATTTTTCAAATAATTCTTGAAATGAAGAAGTACCACTTTTTGGCATACCTAACAATATTATCATATACATATAGATAAGATTAAAATCTGGATTAGGTCGGCGTTTTAAATGATCAAAGGTGTAATGCAGCTAAACGATGTTGCCCATCAAGGCATTCACTCTCGTAATAAGTTTCATCACCAGATAACTTGTAGAGAGTAAGTGATTGTAGCATTGCACCGTGCGTCCAGACGTGTGTAATGTATGACCTAAACTTTTTCATTGGCCACTTATATGAACGGTTGTAACTTGGTCTTAGGTTGATACGATTTTTTGCAAGCTTGGCGCATACACAATCTACCGTAGTCGTTATGGGGGTAACCTCAAGTTTGGTAGTTGGAACTACGATATTTATCACAACATCAACCGTTGCGTGAGCAGCCGTAGCATTCGTATTGATAATCATGTTTGATGACATTTTTCTTGAACTCTTGAAATTAACCTGTTGATTTACTTTGTACTTTTATGCATTATAAATATCATAAAAAAAAATTTCAAATTTTTATGATTTGTATGATTTGTATGATATTTTTATGATATTTTTGTTTTCTTATATTCATATAGGTCTTGTATTCCCATGTCTATGTTACAAACATTGCAAATCGCTAATAGATTTTTTAAATCACTGGTACCACCTTTTGTGTGTGCGATAATATGACCGGTATGAAAACCGTGTTTACCAGAGTGAATCTTATGTAACTTACATACACTGCACACACCATCATTGGCCTGACCATATGTTTTTTTCCACACTATCATACGGTGTTTCGGCGATAATTGCTTCCTATCACATACAGGTTCTGTTGTTAATTTTGGTCGTTCTGTTATGTACGAATCTATAAGCTCGCCGCATATGTTGAATATTTTGGTTTTGAATTCGGGTGTATTGAATATGTGTTTACGCTCCCATATTGTTCTCAGTGCTTTGATATCATTAGAATTAATATCAAGGTGCTCTTGTGCTTTTTTATTGAATGTAGCGTTGAAACCGTTATCTGCACACGAAGAGATATATGTATTTATTATAGGATACCGACATTGAAACTCATCGTTAGTCATACAAGCTACTCTATGCAATAATGCATAGTATGCGATCGGCGATAATTTAGTTTTATTACTAGTATCGTGAGTTTCGGCAATAATAACCATACGCTTCATCACAATCATAAATTTATTAAATTCTGCCTGACTTGTTACTCCAAGGTGCTTGGTATTTCTTTTGCTGAGTTCGTCTCCTAATTTTTTATCGGTGAGTGTAACTAAGTATTCGATTACTTGGTCGGGGTTTTTTACTATATGATAATCGCGTATCATATGTTGGACACGATATTTGTATGGATTACAAGTTACAATAAGACGAGATTTTACAAATAGCCTTTCGATCTGGTTTTCATATATAGCATTTGTAAGGTCACTATTAATATTTCTGTATAACTCGCTGTTAGTTACTTTGATACCATTTTGTAACGATAAGAATTCGGCTTTACGCTGATCCAGTGTCATATAGTCATTATGAATGACAAATTTTACCTTAATATTTAGAAACAAATTTCGCTCTTTTTTATTATAATAATCGTCGCACATATACATCGCAGATCGGTTGTTTAGTTTCGCCCACGTTCGAGTATGCTCGTTCTCTTTATAAAATAGTACCTTATTACTATTTTTTATCCTAATATATATCATATTATTTTTACTAAAAGAATCAATATGTGGTAGAGGTCTGCCACTGAACCAATACTTAAACACGAATAGTCTATGCTGTCCATCAATCGTTTCATATTCTAACTCTGATTCACCTTGCAAATTGTATAGAGTTATAGGCATATTGATAGTTCTCTTGTAATATGTGTCCGTAATATACCGAACCATAAGATCGACGCTCCATGATATATCGCGTTGATAATAAGGATGAAGATCGATCGTATCTAAATATGTTTTCATAACATATTTAAGATCATACGAAACATCATCTATTTTGAGTGGCTCGTCCACTGGATACACATCGGTGTATAACCCAATATCTTCATCTATAATAGGAAGGTGGTGATTTACTTGGTCATTCATTTTGATTTACTTTGATGCATTATAAAAATCATATAAAAAGTTTTCAATTTTTATATGATTTTTGTTACAAATTATAATGTCTTTTTATACATTGCTAACATTTTCACTTTTTGGTCATCATAATTAACGATAGGTTTTGGATATTTGATATGTTTGTATTTCGGGTTCTCGCACATAGTGGACCACTTGTGAATATCTGATGAATCTACATGTGACAATTCTGGAACCCATTTTTTAATATACTCAGCACGAATATCATATTTATAACTCTGTATCCAAGGATTCATATCACGGAAATACGGTTTCATATCCACACCAGTTCCACTAATGCCTTGCCAATTACCATTATTAGAAGCAATATCATAATCAGTGAGTTGCTGTGCGAAATATTGTTCTCCAATACGCCAATCTATTAACAATGTTTTGATTAAAAAACTGGCTACGGTCATACGACCACGATTATGCATATATCCAGTTGTATTCATTTGCCTCATACAAGCATCTACCAATGGAAAACCAGTTTGACCTGACTTCCATTTCTCAATATTGCCTTCATTGTTACTCCATTGTATTTTACGAAATTTGGGTTGATACGAAAGACCCACCACTTCTGGGTAAGCATAGAGAACGTGGGCAAAGAATTCTCGCCATATAAGTTCTCGTATAATGCCACTATTTATACCAAACTTACGTTTTACTCTGTGATATACTTCACGTATAGAAATGCAACCAAATTTAATATAAGCAGATAAATGAGTTGTTTGATGAGTAAAGAAATCCCGACGTTCATCATAATCGGATTGTTCTCTTAAAGCAAGTTCTAATAGTAGTTTTCCCTGTTTCCTTCCACCATGAACTAGAATATCATTGTTTCGTTTTACAAACAGTTTTGTAGCTTCTTGTAACAAAATTTTATTGTCTATACGAGAACCTGTATATTTGATGAAGTTGAAAACACGCTTGATTCTGGGCATTTTTACTTCATAATTTTTAACCTTATTATAAAAAGGAGTATATTTTTTATAAGCTTCGTTACTTCCATCAGATACGACAGAACCAGGTTCATATAAGTAATAATCCGAGAACGTCTGGCAAATAATATCTAATTCTTTACATAGTTTCTTGGTAGATGCATCACGTTCCACAGCATAAGGACTATAATCACGATTAAAATAAATAGCATCAATATTGAGAACTTCAATCATATTCCTTAAAATAGCAATTTGATCACCATAATAACAACCAAGTTCTCCACCTTTACTTTTAATCTCTGTATTTAGATTTACCAAACTCTCTATCATAAATTGTATCGCATTGGATGAACGGTATTCATTTGAACGCCCCACTTGTTCTGGTGTAAATATGAAACAAGTATATAATTCATCAGACATTTCTAATGCTTGATTCATCCCGTGATTGTCTTCAATACGAAGATCACGATGAAATAAAAATAATCCACGAGTTGTTTTTCCCATAATCTATATTATAAGAAGAAATATAATTTAATCCTTATATTTTTTATATACATCTAAAAATAAATATAAATAGTTTTTCTTATGTCTATATCATATAGATAACATGTCAGCGTTCTCTGAAATATTTAAATTTGTAATGAACTTATTTCAATTAGGTATGTATTATGCCAAAGAAATCGTGAAATTGTTAATAGGAAATTTACCTGAAATTCAATTAAATGATGCAAGTATGGGATTTCTAACTACATTGCTTGGTATGAAAAGTAAAATGGAGGTAAAAGGACAACAATTGTATAATGAATATTCAGTCGTTCGCAAATGTACAGATAATATAGTATATTTCAGAGATTGTGGCAAGGCATTATGTATGGATTATCGCATAGAACCTCTCCAAGACAATTGGATATCAGTTTCACATGTTGAAAAAAATAATACCGATATTTTCTTAGAAACGGGTGATGATTATAATGAAAAATATTATTTTTTTAAACCAGCTGGTGATATAGGGTCACCATTAAATGATTATTATAAAAAGGGGCTAGATTCTATTTGTGATATAGCAAAGGGTTGTTCAAGTTCAACCAAAATGGAGACGTTGATTACTGCAAAAATAGATAATAAATACACATTCTTTTCTATTTTCCATAATAGTAATATTGAAGAAACGGAATACAAGTTACCAACTGGAAATGGTAAAAAGCAATTTATCAGCGTTGAATACACGCATCCAGAAATGCCCAAAGGTATTGTCATGGAATTAAATACAAATCTGTTTTACGAAAAGAACCATTTATTAACACCTACCTTTGTAAGAAGATATTTAGAACACCAAGAAGAACCTTATATATTTGATACTAAATACGTAATTAAGATAATGGATACAAACATTAATACAATAACTATCAAACCAAACCAATATATACAATTAAAACGAATGGGTTATGACGTTATCAATGTATATTCGGATGATGATATGGATAAACCTGAACCTGAACCTGAACCTGAACCTGAATCTGAACCTGAACCTGAACCTGAACAAAGCGAATGCAGTGAAGAAGTGAATGAGGAATCTAATTCAGAGTCTAATTCAGAATCTGAAATTATCGGAATAAATGAAATTGAAATAGTAGGTGATTTGGAAATAGCCGAAACAGAATTTACCGACGATTTAGAAGTATCAGATAATGATAGTACACATTCATCAAATGAAACTGAAACATCCTAATAAAATTTAATAAACAAATAAATATATAAAGATTTTTCTATATATAATATACGGGTGTAACTACAATGGATACAGTGAGTATTCCTACCCAACAACATAATTTGAATGGTAAATGGAATATGTATTATCATTTACCACACGACAAAAACTGGGAATTATCTAGTTATTCGGTAATTATGAGTGAGGTTGAGACTGTTGAACAAGTAATACAATTAAACGACAAAATCCACGATAATATTATTAAGAACAGTATGTTGTTTGTAATGCGGGAAGGTATTACACCCATGTGGGAAGACCCAAAAAATAGAAACGGGGGGTGTTTTTCATATAAAATATTGAACAAACATGCACCCGAAGTATGGAAAATATTATTCAGTTTATTGTGTGGAGAAACATTAGCAATAAATAAAGATCATAGTTCACATATGAATGGAATAACAATTTCACCAAAAAAGAATTTTTGTATTATAAAGATTTGGATGGATGTATCTATATTTCAAGATCCAAATATAATTTCACCAATAAATAATTTATCAAAACAAGGTTGCTTATTTAAAAAACACGAACCTGAGTTTTAGATATTACTATATGACGTAAGTAATATCTAAATAATTATACAGAAAAACGAACACGTTTTTGACATTGTTCTGATCTTGACAAATAGGTACTATCCCATAAATAATGGGATATGCCATGAACGCCAAATGCAATACTAAGTAATACCAATAATGTGATTTTTTGATAAATATCTATATTTTGAAGGTTTGCAACATTCCATATTACAAATATTACAGTTGTAAATAGCAAAACACCATTTAGTATATGAGCATAACCATACGGTGTTCCTAAATAAGAATACATTATATAATCACCAAATATATTGTTTTAGAAAAATAATTGTTTTAGATCATAAAATTGAATATAATGAAAATAATTATATTCAACTACAACAAATCAAATATGAAGGTAGAAGCAAGATATATTCAATCATTAAATCGTGAAATACCATATTTAGTAGGATCTAATGCACAGGATAACTTTGATATTATTGATGAATCTGATTCAATAGATATATGGTTCCACATAGAAGGACAATCGTCATGTCATGTAGTCGCAAAGATGCCACAGGATATTAAATTGAATAAAAAACAGAAATTACAAATTATTAAACAAGGTGCATTAATTTGTAAGCAAAATTCAAAATATAAATCATTACATGATGTACCGATCGTATATACACAAATTGTGAATATAACCAAAAAGGATAAGATAGGGCAGGTTGAGACGCAAAATTCAAAAATTATCGCAATTTAAGAAGGTGGTAATGAAGCTAAACACATACGTATCTCACCTAATGATGCAACATCATACTTAATAATTAAAGGTAAATCGTTACCGAGATACATTTCAAGATGACTACATAGAGGTGTACATTTAATAAAATGAGATAGACTTTTTAATGAGAATTCGCCTTGTATAACAACAGATGCATCTGATTTTTGAATAAAGTTCATATTTCCTTCGGATTCTGATCGCAATATACGTGAACTAGCAAAATTACCTTCACATGAAAATATTAGATCTGTACCAACGGATTTAATTTCAATACGATCAGAAATACCATTTAAATCACGAATGATTTTTTGAAAATCAGATGTAGGAAGATTAATAACAGTAGAATATTCAACGTCGGGAACAAACAATTCTTCTGTTTCAGGTTCAATTAAACGTAGTTTTTGACTATAACATTGACGAATGTCGCCATTATCATATTGTAAACCCAAATGAGATACGATTCCGTCATGATAATCCGATTTATCAATATACATAGATAACGTATCGTCATTTGACATAGTAGAAATGACCTTGAATAGATGTAGTGTATTTGCACATACTATGATTTTATCGGGATGACATACATATTGCTCAAATCTATTTGATTGTAAAACAACATTCACCAAAATTGTATGAGTTTTATCAAAATTTATAATTTTCATACGATCTTTCGTGAATGTAATCGTTGCATCGGTCAATATATCCTTTATAGCAGTAATCATATTTCGTATAGGCTGTATTTGCACAGTTTTTATTGTTAATACATTATTTTCCTCGTTCATACTGAATGAATGTTATAAGTAAAGTAATGCGTTTGTTTTTATATTTTATTTGAATATATGTATTTTACATAAAATTCTATTTCGTCAAACATTTAGAAAATATATACATCCATATATATATAATGGCTATTGCACTTAACAGTGAAAATTATCCAGCTCTTAATGAAAGCATTTTAACAACAATAAAGAGTGGCAAATATGCTACAATTAGCGTGTTTACCAATAGTGAAGGTACTATATATGCAAGTGATTCACATGGTCAAATTAAAGATCGTGCAGTTATGAGTGCAAGTTATACAGCATCTTATAAAGATAAGGATGGTGTTGATACCAATCCATTTGTAGTAATCAAGTTTAGAGATGAACCTGGAAAAATTTATGGTACATTTATTGATTACTTTACTACCGTTGATTACGTTGATGATCATTGGTATGTTTTAGGTGAAGTTAATGTGCCTCAATTTTCGTTTTAGAAATGTAATTACAAATAATTAATTTCCAATACAAAATACAATAATACGGTTATGCAGTCATTATTATTGTATTATATAGTACATATAATCCATATATGTAGTCGTATATATATAGTAATGGCTATTGCTCTTAATAGTGAAAACTATCCTTCTCTTAATGATAATATTTTATCTACAATGATGTCTGGCAATTATGCAACAATTAGTATATTTACAGATGCTTCTGGAACTATATATGCAGAAGATGTTAATGGTGAAATAAAGGATCGCGTTATACTAAGCGCTAGTTATACTGCCTCCTATATTGATCCAAGTGGCAATGCAAACGACCCATATCTAGTGATCAAATATAAAGATCCTGCTGGAACTCCAATAGGAACATTTATAGATTATTTTACTGCAACAAATTATGTAGTTGACCATTGGTATGTTTTGAATGAAATACCAGTTCCTTCATTTGAATTTTAATATTGTAATCACTATACCCTATATATTGTTACTATTGATTATATTACTAGCATGCAATGTACAAAAATACCATTTTATACAACTCCACTGCAAATATGTAGGCATTAGTATATATTTGTTATGTCAAATAATATATATTATTCGGTTGATGATTATTCAGATACCTTTTCAGATGACCAATCTCAAACATCAGAAGTTATATACGAAAAACATAGAGAATGTCATAATTGTAATCATTGTAAATCAAAAAATGAACATAAATATGAAAAACGAAAATGTAAACCCGAATGCAAATCATGTAATTGTGGAAAATCTCACAAACAGAAGGACCGCTCATATTGTAATTGTAAAAGTAAGGGCAGACGTTGTAGTAAATCAAAAAAAGCATGTAGTTGTGAGGAAGAATGTTCTAATAAATATGTGGTTATAAAAATTCGTTCATGCAAGTAATGTGTATATTACAGATACCTATACAAACTTATAATTGTAATATATATAATTATAAGATTACAGTTATACAATGCATATATGGTAACACATATTAATAATTGCGTTTGGTTTAGTATGTTTAAGTATATATATATAATCTTATATATGCCTTATTCAGATAGTGATGATGAAACCCATAGTAGGTGTAGCGAACGACATTCAGAATGTTACCATCCAGACACTGTTAGCAAATGTAGAAGAATCAGTAATAAATCTAAATCATGTCGCAAAGTAGTAAAGATCAGTAAGTGTGGCAGAGATGGTAAAGATGGAAAGGATGGTCGTGACGGCGACGATGGAAAGTGCGGAAGAGATGGTAAAGATGGAGTAGACGGTAAAGATGGAGAAGATGGTCGTGATGGTCGTGATGGAACTGATGGAAAAGACGGTCGTGATGGTTCTGATGGTCGTGATGGTCGTGATGGTGAAGACGGTTGTAGTGGTATTGATGGTTGTGATGGCAAGGATGGTCGTGATGGCGAAGATGGCAAGGATGGTTGTGATGGCAAGGATGGTTGTGATGGCAAGGATGGATGTGATGGCGAAGACGGACGATGTGGTCCAATGGGTCATACTGGACCATTCGGACCGATTGGACCTACTGGTAGTAGAGGTCGCGATGGGTATAATGGTCACGATGGTTGCGATGGACCCAAAGGTTGCGACGGCGATGAAGGACCTACTGGACCCAAAGGTTGCGATGGCGATGAAGGACCTACTGGACCCAAAGGTTGCGATGGCGATGAAGGACCTACTGGACCCAAAGGCGAAGATGGCGATGAAGGACCTACTGGACCCAAAGGCGATGAAGGTGATGAAGGACCTACTGGACCCAAAGGCGAAGATGGCGATGAAGGACCTACTGGACCCAAAGGCGAAGATGGCGATGAAGGACCTACTGGACCCAAAGGCGATGAAGGTGATGAAGGACCTACTGGACCCAAAGGCGATGAAGGTGATGAAGGACCTACTGGACCAGCAGGACCCACGGGACCCAAAGGTGATAGTTTTTCACCATTATTTGCAGATTTCTATGGACAAATGAGTAATAGCGGCGTTAATGATAATCCTTTGGCAATAGATCCAGGAAGTGCCATTAGTTTCCCCAAACCACTCATAAACCCATTCGGAATATTACGAAATGGTACAACTACAACCGAATTTGTATTACCCCCAAATAGTATATTTGAAATAACATTCCAGGTTACAATACAAAATGCGGGTGAAATAGTTGTAGTATTAAATGGAAATGAGTTAATTGAGACCGTTGTTGGACATCCAGGAGGAGGTGCTACCGTAGGTATGTGTATAATAACAACCCCACCTACAACAAATTCTATTATCAGTTTAAATAATCCATCAAGTGCTGTTCCAGGTGGATTAAAAATAGACGAAGCATCTGGTGCATTATCTGAACCATTATCTTGTCATATTATAATAAAAAAGATACAGTGATTTATCTAGTTTGAGTGTAAAATTGAAATATAATTCCTATTACATATACAATCAACAACATACTAAAATGAGTAACGACAAAATGAATGAATTTTTCAAAGAACTTGAATTGCAGAATAATATAGAAAATTATTTACACAATAATATAACACCAAAATTTCCAAAAAGCACAATTAATTATAATATTGGATTATCAAAAAAATTGTATCCGTTAATGGAAGAATATATAAATAATCAGATTCCAATAATTGAGAAAATAAATATTAACGATGAAACTAATAGCATAAAGCAGTCAATAGAATCTTGTAATAAATTTATTAAAATATTAACCAATAACCCTCCTGAGGTAGAAACATGTCCAGTTTGTATGACGGAATTTGAAGAAACAAATTATGTCATACCAAAATGTAATCATAAAGTATGTGCAATATGCTTCACTAATAATATTAAATATAATAAACAAACCGGTGATTGTTGTGTATTATGCAGGAAGAGAATATGTTAAAAATTGTTTACCGAAGAGGTATGTCGGTTTCTTCGTACAAATCCAAGTAAAAAAGTGTACACCTTTTTATTTCAATAGTGCATAATTCTAATTACACACTATTTCATACAACACGTTTTTTTGGTCGTTTAATGACTTTATTATCGTTAATTCTTTGTTTTAATGTTCGTAATTTATTGAAATCAATTTGGACATGAAGTTGTTGTTCTATGTCACAAAAGCAAGCTTTGCATATTATAAAATAGGTATTGTTATAATGAGGGTAAATAGTAGAACAACTTTCGCTGCTACATACACATTCACTACATTTATTACAACAGTTAATGCTTGTGTATTGGTTACATTCGTTACAATTATCGTCATATGGAATATAATATGGCGATAAGGTGTTTGATTTGTATTCGTTATTCATTTTACATACGTGTATTGGTTGTTACAATGATTAAGTATTAAAAAGTATTCAATTTTATACCAAATAGATGCGATTATTTTACAATTCTATATGCACCGTTTTCATTTACTAAACGACCAACATATTTGGGTTCAATGCCAGGGTTTGTACGTGCTTGTTCATAACTTTCGTATGTATACAAATCATTCGTATCTACGTTCAATGCAAATTCAATACCTTGAATAGTTATTTGTTGAATATCCCAATCAATATATTTTGTATCCGATCCCTGTTTATATTCTTTATCCATTTCAAATGTAGGATAAGAACCAAAATCATTGGACTCAACCTTACCATAACCATAACATATCATAGGTTTTTCTTTATTACTGGATCCTTTGGAATATAATGTACAATCCACTGCGGTTTCTTTTACTGACTGTAATATTTGATTATTAATTTTTTGTTTAATGCTTGCAATTTCATATAATGTTTCATCTGTGGTTACTGGTGTAATACGATCAATTCTACTAACATCTCTTCTACGTAGTTCAGTATTTTTTTCATCTTTCTTTTGTTCATCACTAAGTGTGGTAATATATAAAAATACTTGTACTGTTCTCAATTCTTCTGGTAAATCTTGGTGACTACAAATACGTCTTGCACGACCAACAACCTGTTCTACACGTACCATATGCCAGTATGGTTCTACTACATGTACATAACGAGTGTTTTTTAAGTTGATACCCTCAGCACCAGAGGAAGTAATCATAAATATTTTAATAACATCACCATACATATTGTTTTCTGCGCGTTCTTCAATCTTATTCTTTATTTTAACGGGAACTATATTCCAGTCGCCATTATATACATTACGAATAATTTCCTTTTCCTCAGGCGTTTCAGTACCAGTATATAAAACAAATGTAGGTTTTCCTTTATCTGATTCATTCTCAACAATTTCCCATGAATCACCGTTTTTCTGTATTTTAAATTCAGCAAAACCATTTGCTTCTAATATCAACTTCATTAATCCAATACCTTCAATTGTTCTAAAATGACTATATAATAGATGTAATCCACGATAATCTTGATTCATTATGTTCTCTAATATGCTATGAAACTTTGGACTTAGCATTTGTAAATTGTTGATTGACAAATATTTGCTACGAGTTGTTTCAGGGTCAATTATACTGATTTGAGATAGTGCATTTTCAATTCGTTTGGCGTAATTATTTTTATCAACTTCTGTAATTATAGCTTCGTCATCAATATTAGAATATACATCAGCTTCCCTAGATACTTCCTCTGGAACAATATCCATAGTATTTTCATCTAGTATCTCTACATTTCCATTTGGAATTGGGCGTTCAATCTCTTCTGGAAATACAAAATTACAGGCTGCTCTTGAAAAAATACGATATGTGGATGATATAGTGAATAATTCATCATCCGCTGGTTTCTTTTGAGCTTGATTTCTTGAATTTTTTTCACGATCAGCCTCCACCTTTCTTATTTTGGAATATACTCCATATTGATATGGTGTCATTTCAGATTTAACAATATGATAATTATCACCTTCGTCTGTGAGTACATACTGTGGTAATAAATTTTCTTGTGCACTCCTGAAATAAGAGGTCAATCCTAATATACGACGTTGGAACAAGTTTATATTTTTCGTTTCACCTCTCTCTGCATTGACAAAAGTATCTAAGAATTTATCGGAAATATCAGGAAGAGCTTTATGTAGTTGAGGTTCATTTGGATTAATAGATAATTCTAATCCTGCGGCATTTAATGTGGCTATAACGTTCTTGATAAATGTATCGTCAGATATATTACCAGTATCATCTAACCGAACGCCACCATAACGTCTGAATTCATCATCTGATCCGCCGTTTTGTTTAGTAGAGACCTTTTTTGTTTTATTATTAACAACAATACGTTCATTACGCTTTGTTCCTTTCAAAGCTCCTTTTTTCTTTGCGTTTATAAATCCATATGGATTACGAGTAATTATCAATTTATTAGCATGGTACTTGACAAAATCATGCGCACGTATATTTGCCTTATCAAATTTGTTTAATATAAAATTTGTATCAACCCTTTCTTTTGTGTTAACAATTACATCTATAGTCCATGTTTTAATATAACCACGTAAAATATTATATAATATGCCTATTTCATTTGGATAATTAATAATAGGTGTTCCAGATAATAATACGATGCGTGCATTCGTTGCATTCATTAAGTAATCATATAGAATAAAAGATACTGATTTTGGTGATTTAATCTTATTCACAATTCTACTGACAAAATTATGTGCTTCATCAATAATTACTACTGAATTGTCAAATGGGTTTACTGTTTTATCATTAGAATATTTATTTACTATTTTCATAAGATTAGGTGCATTATAACTGATTGGAACATACTTTGCATGCATCATCTGTGCAATTTGTTCATCAAGAGCTTTCTGTTCTTCAACAGTTCGGGTATTCATATTAGATGGTTTTTTTACATTTACTAACCAAGCACCACCATTTGTCTCAATTGTTAATCTCGGCAACGAAAGTGCTTTTGATAATATTCCAATATATTCTGGTTTGCCATCAATTGATACGAATTCCCAATATTGGTCCTTTTTATACATGTCATCACCACATTTTTGCATTTCACTTAAAAAATTGGTTTTTAATGATGCAGGTGTCATAACAAAAACTCTTTTATCAGTTTTCATTCCTTCCGCAATAGCAATTGAAGTACATGTTTTACCCGACCCTAATCCGTGATATAATAAAAGACCACGATAAGGTGTATATAAGTTTAAATAATCACGTACGACTTTTTGATGAGTCAATAGATCAAACCCGAGTGACGGATTTCTATCACAAGAGATTGTTTCTGAATTTGTAAGTAATTCTTTACGTCTTGTTTCAAATAACTTTGACATATTTTGTATAAAAAGTTTACGATTGTTCATGTAATAAGGGGGTGTAATAACAATATTTTTCTCACGTTGATTTGGTAGTCTATCTGTAATTATCTGACCACGTATAATAGCAGTTGTTAAATCAACATCATCATTTTTATCAGTGAACTCTTGTATCTTTGCTTTTGCTTTTCTTCCTCGTTTCTTTTTTCCTTGAATCGCTTCTTCTATTTTATCTTGAACTTCATTATCTTTTTGCTCATCATCATAATCAACCTTATCTTCAATAACATCTTGGGTAATATCTGGTTTTTTTGTCTCAATCAACTGTTGAAGTTCAACAATTCTTTTTTCCTCATCAACCAATTCACTATCCTTTTCCTCATCAACTGAATCGCTATCCTTTTCCTCATCAACTGAATCGCTATCCTTTTCCTCATCAACTTCTTTATTGCTGGTATCAACTAAACTAGTCGTTGTTGATAATATTACAGCATTAGATGTTTTTATAGGAACTGGTTGAGAAATCAACGTAGAAATTGGTTCAACCTCACTAGGTAAATCTTCTAGTGGTTGGAGTTTTATACGTTCATCCTTTACTACAAATAAATCCTTATTCTTTAATCCATCAACAATATATTGTCTATTTATCGTACTAGCTTTTCTAACATCTGCTATTTTATAAGCTAGTGGCTTAACCGGTCTACGTTTTATATCAACTTGATTTATTTCCAACAGTTCTAAATACGTCGGTGGAATGTTCATTACTTATATTATGTATAGAGTATTATTACACATTATATTTTATTTCATTTTACATCAAAGTATTTGAATTATTTGTAATAAAACAATATTATGAATATTGCTATATACACTAATTATTAAAATTTATTTAATTTATTGATAGCTTCTTCGCACGCGATTTGTTCAGCTTTCTTTTTAATTTTATGAATACTTCCACCTAAAAAGACAAATATTTTATTATATTGAGACATATGTTGATGTATATCATTATAATTTGAGAATCGGTTAATATCCACAGCATTTTCGGGTTTCATATTATGTATATGTTGCCCTAAGCATAAAAATACACCCATATGGTAACCTTTATCCGGATCATGTTCAGAAATCTCAATATAATGGGGTGTGACTTTGAACTCCTTTTGTATTTTTACTTGTAAAATGTTCTTATAATTGTCATCATTACGAATTAATGAAATCCAATCAACATGTTTTTCAAATACAGATTCAATAAATACTTGTGCCATTTGAAAACCAGGTCCAGATTTGAATAAATCACGAAACCAATTATCGTCATCATGTACTGATATTTTATTAAAATCTAGAAATAATGCACCAAGAAATGATTCAAATAAACAACCTAATTTTTTTAAATTAGTTCGGGTTTGTTTAGATTCAGCATGTTTTGATAAAACTAACCAATTATGTAATCCCATTTCATATGCAATTCTTCCAATAGACTCATTCTTCACTAACGCAATTTTTTTTTCTGTCATAAACCCTTCATTTTCTTTTGGGAAACGCTTATATAAATATAATTTAGTTATACATTCCAATACACCATCGCCTACAAATTCTAACCGTTCGTTTGATTTAGTATATAATGGCAAACACGTTTCTGGACAATCTAATACAGTAATATTATTTTCTTTATTTTCAATATCAGGTCGTTTTGTATATGACCGATGAACAAATGCACGTTCATACAATTTGGTATTATATACTGGCGCATTAATTCCATAATTTAATAATATATTGCGAATATCACTTTCTGAAATTATTTTATTTAGGGGGTTATAAGGGTCAAATACATATGTATCAATGCCGTTTGCGTTCTTTTCTAATCGGATGTCTTCGTCCAAATTCATATTATTCAAGAAATAAGATGAAGCTGTTATTACATTATAATGCAATATAACGTTTATATTATTTTTTAATATATATTTCAGTTCGCCAGAGATAAAAATATTTAGTAAGTATATAATCATGGTACTAAGTGGAACTAAGAAAACTAGCTCTATCGCTAGCATTACTAATCAAAATACAGGCGGTGGTATGAAGAAGGCAGGGTTCCCTGCTATTGTCGGTCGCTCTGCGGCAGTCTCTATTGCACTTCACCAAACTTCTCAAAACTCTACGGTTTTAAAGAAACCATTGGGTAAGGATACCAGATTTGTATTTACTCGTCCTATCGGAAGTCTTCCAATGAACTTCCATTAAGCGTAATAATACTACTTAAATAATATAATAAAGGAGTCATACTTATTATATTATTAATTATGAAGGTTATTGTAGATGAACGAGAAACCGCTTTATATGAATGTTTAGATGCTGTTATGTATGCACAAAGACGCGCTGGATGTGTTGATCTTGAACGGGAAGTTCTCCCACTTGGTGATGTTTTAATAAAAACAAATGAAGGGAAAGAGGTTCTCATAATTGAACGTAAGACGTTTCCGGATTTATTATCTTCTATAAAAGATGGAAGATATGAAGAACAATCATATAGGTTATTAAATTCAAGTGGATTTCCACCTCATTCCGTATTCTATTTATTAGAAGGTATGTTCTCACAATTACGAAGTAGTACTGAAACGAAAATTATTTATTCGGCAATGACCTCTTTACAATTCTTTAAAGGATTTAGTGTCCATCGGGCATCAACTGTACGTGAGTCCGCCGAATGGATATTATATATGGCAGATAAAATAGATAGAGAATTCGGTAAAGGTAAAGTACCATATTATTTAACAAAAGCTTATAATGGTAATGCGGATTCATCTATTACAACTAGTGTATCTACACCAAATAATGTATTATATCCATTCTCTAACCAACAATCTTCATCAGATGAAGGTGATATACATACACAAAAAGATGAACAAATAACCAGTTCAAATTATTGTACAGTAGTCAAAAAGGTAAAGAAGGATAATGTAACCCCAGATAATATTGGCGAAATTATATTATGTCAGATACCAGGTATTAGTTCTATTACCGCCATGGCAATTATGAAACATTTCAAAACATTTCCAGTTTTTATAGAAGAATTACGAAATAATCCACAATGTATTGAGAACCTAACAATTGAGAATAATGGAAAAATACGTAAAATTAACAAATCATCTATTGAAAATATACGACTTTATCTAGCAAGCCAACCACAAATAAATAATGAAACAATTATTGAGAACCCTTAACCCTTTCCATATAATAATATTATTGTATGGAAATAAAACGATTTATAATATATCTACTGGACCTTTACCATTAGCAACGAGGGATGGATAAAATGCAACTTTGGGCTGATACAATAAGGGCTTTGCTACCTGTCTATCTTTATACTTACCACTAGCAACTGCATTATTTGTGTATTGTATTCCCGCCCAATTTTTTGCCATAGGATCATCACTTACCAATCCTTGTTCAGTAGAATCATGAATTTGATCTAGATTTGTGTATACACCAATATATTGACCTTGTGGATCAAAACCAGGATAATTATCCTTATTATAAGGTGCATTTAAACGGTTCGCATCTGAAACAGTTACAATTGGTTGACTTATAATCGTATTTGATGCAGGTAATCCACCTTGTAAGTCAAATGGGCTTGGTCTCATACGATACACATCGTCACCCTGTGCATTATTCTCTTGTTGTAAATATAAAACGGGACAATTTATTCCCTTTTTATTTTGTACTTCTAAATAACGAATATAGTCATCTAAACTACCAAACTGTATTGGGTTCGTTCCTTCTATAATTGGTTGTTTTGTATTGTATAATGCCAATACTGCGCCCTTTTGGACAAGCATATCTGGACAATTTGTTACTTGCGATTCGTTGTTAGCCTGTGTTTTAGCATTATCTAAATTTTCCGTTATATTTGATGTAGATAAGGTTATATACATTCCAAGTAGGAATACCAAACATACAAATAAGATGAAGACTTTGCGAATATAGGACATTGTGAGTATAATTATATAATAGGTCGGGAAAAGAATATATATTTAGATTATTATATTCGTTTAATTTATATAATGGCAAAAACAATTAGGAAAAAATCAACAAAAAGCAAAAATAAACTAGCAAAACGAAAGGCGACCATAAAGAACAATAAGCTACTGAAAAAACCAAGTAATGAGATTGTCTTAGGATTGTTATATGCAGACTGGTGTCCACATTGTATAAATATGAAATCAGAATGGGAAAGTATGAAAACAATGTTACCTCAAAATGTTGAAGTGATTCAAATAGAAGAGCGAAACCCAGATAAAACAAATATTATCTCTCGTATTGAGAAAAAGTTAAATGGTAATCATATAGAAGATAAAGGATATCCCACTATCTTTAAAGTAAATGAAAACAGAGTAGAATATTATGGGGGTGAAAGATCTGCCCAGTTAATGGGTGGTTGGGCGATAACTAATATGAATGGTGGATTTCAAGCAAGAAAGCATGGAAGTCCATACAAATATAATAGATCCAAAAGTAAATCTAAAAGTAAATCTAAACGTAAAGACTAAACGTATATCAATAAAATTGAATAATAGATTATAATAAAAATAAATTATTATTCAAATAACCTAAAACATATTTTGCAATTAGTAATAAGTTAGACAATGTCATTGGTAACCAAGTCAAAAAAAACAGTTATAAAATCATTTAAATTATTTGATTTTAAGGTATATGACGAAGTTGCTTCACAAAATGATGGTTCAGATTCGGGTTCTGACGGCGATTTTAAATATAAACAATATAAGGATGACAAAACATTCGTAATACAGATGTTTGGTGTAAATGAGAAGGGTGAAACATGCTGTGTCTATGTTGATGATTATAAACCATTCTTCTTTGTAAAGGTTGGTGATAACTGGTCCGAATATGATAAGAGAAAATTCGTGGACGAATTAAAGGATAAGGTTGGTAATAAATTCAAGGATTCAATTATTTCGTCTCACTTAGTAGATTATAACAAACTATATGGTTTCTCTGGTGGTCGTAAACACAAATTCGTAAAAATAATATTTCAAAACTCAGCTGCTATGAACAAAGTAAAAAATTTATGGTTCATATATGATAATGAAACAGGAAATCGTAAACGGGTTAATATTGTATCTAAAAAAATACAAACAGAATTATATGAGAGTAATATTCCTCCACTATTAAGATATTTTCATATTAATAATATTAGTCCATCTGGTTGGGTATCATTCAAGTTGAACCGTACTGTGAAGCCACCTACGAAAACTACAACGTGTAATTACGAATATATTATGTCATTGAAAGATCTCAACCCATTACCAGAAAAAGTTGCACGAGTTCCTTATAAAATATGTAGTTTTGATATTGAAGCTAGTAGTAGTCACGGTGATTTTCCAGTTCCTATTAAAACATACAAGCGGTTTGCTATAAATTTGGTAGATGTATTTATTAAACAATCTGCATTTTTAGATAATGAGATGGCAAAGACGTTATTAAAACGGTGTATTTTAACAGCATTTAATTATGATAAATTTGACGATGTTGATTTGGTTTATCCAAAGACTCCTATACTAAAATCGGTTGTTTTGAAAAGAGTTGAAATCTTATACAATACACCTATTAAAAATGCAAAGGACGCAACAGATCAAGATAACTCTCATATTCTTCTCATTGATACTATGTTTGAAGAAATGCGTGAAAATTTAAATAGCGGAGGAGGCGATGGAGAAGACGTAGAATATGGAGAAGACAATGTGCCCAAATATAATTATGCAAAATACAAAAAGAAGGTAAGACTTGATAAAAAGACCACAATATTAGATGTTATTGTTGGTGATAAATATGATAGAGAAGAAAAAATACAGTTGACAAATGAAGTAATGACATTGTTATTTCCACAATTAGAGGGGGACAAGGTTACATTCATTGGATCCACATTCTTGAAATATGGCGATACAGAACCATATTTGAATAATTGTATTGCACTAGGGACATGTGATAATGTCCCAGGTGTTGATATTGTGAGTGTTAAAACTGAATCCGAATTATTATTAAAATGGGTAGATTTAATTCAAACGGAAAACCCTGATATTATGATAGGTTATAATATATTTGGGTTTGATTATGAGTTTATGTTTCGTCGTGCTCAAGAGAATGATTGCGAGCGTAAATTCTTGAAATTGTCTCGTAAAATAGACGAGATTTGTGCTAGCGAAGACAAAGACCGAAATTTAGTAATAGAAAATACTAAAATGCAGATAGCGAGTGGTGAATATGATCTAAGATATCCAAAAATCACGGGGCGTTTGCAAATTGATATGTATGCTTATTTCAGACGAGATTTCAACTTATCATCTTATAAATTAGATGATGTAGCTGGTCTCTATATTAGTGATAGTATTAAAAAGATCGTATGCAATACTCATTCACAATATGGTGATGTTACCGAACTATATAGTAAAAATTTGACGGGTCTTCATATTGGAGACTATATACATATTGAATTGGGAGGAGTAACCATTGATTATTATAAAAATGGTAAGAAATTTCATGTAATGGATATTATACAAAATAAAGAGGTAACTGATATAGTTAATGGTGAAGAAAAGGTAAATACATATAATGTTATTATTATTGATGGTCATGAAGATATAACAACAAACCGATCGTTGAAATGGGGTACAGCAAAAGATGACGTAACGCCACAAGATATTTTCAGATTAGCAAATGGAACTTCTGCTGACAGAGCAATTGTTGCAAAGTATTGTGTTCAAGATTGTAATCTGGTTCATCATTTAATGAATAAGATTGATGTAATTACTGGATATACAGAGATGGCAAGTATTTGTAGTGTGCCGATTAGTTTCTTGATCTTTCGTGGGCAGGGTATAAAACTAACAAGTTTCGTTGCGAAAAAATGTCGTGAAAAAAATACACTTATGCCTGACTTAGAAAAGACTTATAAGGAAGAAGGTTATGAGGGCGCAATTGTTCTTCCACCAAAATGTTCTATGTATATGGATAATCCAGTTGCGTGTGTTGATTATTCGTCACTATATCCATCTTCTATGATTAGCCAAAATTACTCACATGACAGTAAAGTATGGACCAAGACGTATGATTTAGATGATAAATTAATTCATATAACAGGTGAACGTGATAAAGATGGCAATTTCATCTATGATAATCTACCTGGATATCAATATATTGATATTGATTATGATAATTTTGAATATTTACGAAATCCACAAAATCCTTTATCACGAAAAGTAAAGACAAAGGTTGGGAGAATGACATGTAGATGGGCACAATTACCAGATAATCAAAAATCAATTATGCCATCTATTCTAGAAGAATTATTAAAAGCTAGAAAGGATACACGTAAAATGATTAAGACCGAAAAAGATCCGTTTGTGCAGAATATTTTGGATAAACGACAACTTGGATACAAAGTAACTGCGAATTCATTATATGGTCAGTGTGGTTCAAGGACATCTACATTTTATGAGAAAGATGTTGCTGCATCTACTACGGCAACAGGTAGAATGATGATTATATATGGTAAACGTATAATTGAAGAAGTATATGGAAATCTAATATATGAAACCAAATCTCATGGACAAGTTCGTTGTAGAGCGGAATATGTATATGGAGATACAGATTCGGTATTCTTCACATTCAATCTTGAACACCCTGAAACTGGTGAAAAAATTACGGGCAAACCTGCATTAGAAATGACAATTGAAATTGCACAAGATGCAGCGATTTTATCAAGTAATTATTTAAAACCACCAATGTATTTAGAGTATGAAAAAACGTTAATGCCATTTATCTTATTATCAAAAAAACGTTATGTTGGTATGTTATACGAGGAAGACCCTAATAAAGGGTACTTAAAATATATGGGTTTATCAATTAAACGCCGTGACTCATGTGATTATTTAAAAGATGTTTATGGTGAAATATTAAATATTCTTATGAAAGAAAATGATGTTGGTAGTGCTATAAAATATCTGGATTACGCGTTGAATGAGCTAATTGAAGGAAGAGTCAATATGGATAAATTAGCTATTACAAAAGCTTTACGGGGTGATTATAAAAATCCAAATCAAATTGGTCATAAAGTACTAGCAGATAGAATTGGACAACGTGATCCTGGTAACAAACCAAAACCTGGTGATCGTATGAAATTTGTATTTATTGTAAATAATAATCCCAAAGCTCTTATGGGCGATAAAATAGAAACTACGGAATATATTGTAGATAATAATTTACAAATTGATTATACACATTATATTACAAACCAATTGATGAAACCACTACAACAATTATTTGGACTTGCATTAGAACAAATTTGGACTATGCAAAATAAAAAGTCAGCAATTAAGACATACCATAAAGAGGTTGCTGTTTTAGAAAAAGAACATGGTCATGATTTTGAATTATTTATGAAAAAGAAAGAAAAACTATCTAGTGCAAGAGTTAAACTATTGCTATTTGACAAAGTTCTTACCAAAATATATAATAAAAAAAATAATATTCAAACACTTAATGCATTCTTTGTTAAAAAATAATTATACCAATCATAATATAGTATAATTATTCCAATATTTTTATTATTCAACGGATGCGTCGTCTTGTATATCGTCCTCCATATAACTAGTAGTAGTCGTAACGATAGGAATATCAAAATGATATATTGTATTATTAGATAGATCTCTTAGAGTTGATCCAATATTTTCTGTAAAATAATTTGCCATTATATTCGTAATCTCAGTTGTTAGATCTTGCATTGTAGACTCTATTGAACCATTTTCCGGTTCTATATCCATTGCATCATCATTATTATTTGAAATATCAGATGGAGGATTATTATTTGAAATATCAGATGGCGGCGTAAAATCCCTTATATCATACCTACATACAGGACATCTTACATGATTATTGAACCAATTGTTTATAGCTGCTGTGCTAAATGTATGCCGGCAGTGTTTAATTCTGGTTATAACGTCATTGTCTGTGAAATCTTCAAGTGTTATTGGGCATCTTGACGGTTCATCCACGGTTTGGTTGAAAATGAAAATCTCGGTTGCATTTGTTATTTGCAATATGCTTGGTCGGATTACTACATCTTCCATATTAGATTGGGTAACTGTATGTAATGGACCGGTTGTTCCTGACCGAAAATTAAATAATCTTGTAATTACATTAGGTATAGTATTTGTGTTCTGTGTAGCACGTGCATTAGGTATAGTATTTGTGTTCTGTGTAGCACGTGCATTCGGTCTAGTATTTGCATTCGGTCTAGTATTTGCATTCGGTCTAGTATTTGTATTCGGTCTAGTATGTGTATGAAGGTTCTGTCTAAATGGTGGAGTACTTGGTGGTATTGGTAGGTGTATTTCACGGTCTAATGATTGCATAATATCTAAATATGTATGGATATTTTCATTATAACCATGCATTATATCTCGCATAGAATGTATTGCCGCATTATAAGAAGCCTGTGCTTCTACTCTTGTTCTATAATGTATTTCATTTGGATTCATATAAATAGTTATTATAAAAGATGTAAAGATTAGTATCTATATAGATTTAAATATAGATATAATAATGGATTTATCAAAATACTACAATAAAGGTATGACTGGAATGGCAAACTTAGGAAATACGTGTTTTTTGAATGCAAGTATTCAAGTATTAAATCACACATATGAGCTGAACCAACTGTTGGATAATAATATGATTCAAAAATATATCAAGTTGAAATCAGACGATAGTAAGATATTGAATGAATGGAATGATCTTAGAGAGGTTATGTGGAGTGGAAATGGGGTAGTATCACCACGGAAATTCGTTCATAATGTCCAAATTGTTGCAAAAAATAAAGATAAGGATTTGTTTACAGGATATGCTCAAAATGATATGCCCGAATTTTTATTATTTATTATTGATTGTATGCATAACAGCATATCACGACCAGTAAATATGAATATTTCAGGTAATCCAAAAAATAACAGGGATATTATGGCTACTAGATGTTTTAAAATGTTAAAGGATATTTATGCAAATGAATATTCTGAAATAATGAACCTATTTTATGGTATGTATGTCTCTGAAATTATTTCAAGTGATATGAAAACGTATCATGCAATGAACCCCGAGAATTTTTTTGTATTGGATTTACCTATTGTGAATGGAAACACGCCATTAACTAATATATATAATTGTTTTAATGAATATATCAAGTCAGAAAAACTAGAAGGAGACAATGCTTGGTATAATGAAAAAACGAAGAAAAAAGAGGATGTAGTAAAACAATTATCCTTTTGGAATTTCCCCAAAATATTGGTCATTGTATTAAAACGATTCACACCCGATGGACTACATAAAATAGGAACTAATATTGATTTTCCAATTAAAGATTTGGATTTGTCACGATATGTAAAAGGATATAATCCAAAATCATATGTCTATGACTTATATGGTGTAAGTAATCATTTTGGTGGAATATCTGGTGGTCATTATACTGCATGTATAAATAATGCGGACAATAAATGGGTTCATTTTGATGATGAAAATATGTCTATTATTACTGATGAAAAGGAATTAGTGTCACAAAATGCCTATTGTTTATTTTACCGAAAAAAAAATAAGTAAATATAGTATAAAGTAATGCCAACAAACGAGCCTACGGATATTGTAGATACTGAGTTTACTGATGATGAGGCAAATAAAAATGATATAGAAGATATTGAAATGGAACCTGATTCAGAATCTTCTGACAATAATGAGATGAATGATACAAATGAAGATACTGTTGTTGATACTGATATTAAAATTATTAAAGACATTGGCATTGGTATATTTCAAAAATCAACCTTCATATTAATAGCATGGTTTTTAGTAGTATATATTTTAGCCTATTTTGTATTGGGAATGTTTTTTAGAAATTCCAATACATCAAGCTTGCAAGTAAACTTAGGAAGAATGTTTGATATTTTACTATTTTGTGGTATATTGTTGTATGTAATTACATATTATTATTCTGTTCCTGAAAACAAATTTAGTGAAGATATTGAAACTACATTTAATAATGGTATTGATTATTTAAATAGTCCATATTCACTTATAACAACCTCATTGTTTATTGTTATGTTATACACTATTATTTACCTATTTAGGATTCCAATGTCCGCCGAAGCAAAGCCCATATTTATATCTTTAATTGAGAACACATCTTGGATTGCATTTTTGATAATAACGATTGTTACTTTTTTCAAATACATTTTGGGAGTTTCTTTGGATGATTTGTTTGATAAATTAAATCCATTTAAGAAACAACCAGAACCGAAACCTACTGCACCTGTTGTAGTTGAACAGAATGAGGTCTTTAATATATCAAATAACTTGTATTCATATGATGATGCACAAGCCATATGTAGTTCGTATGGTGCCAAAATTGCAACCTATGACCAGATAGAGAATGCATATAATAATGGTGCAGAATGGTGTAGTTATGGATGGTCAGAAAATCAAATGGCGTTCTTCCCTACACAAAAAGGTACTTGGGATAATTTACAGAAGGATCCCAAGACAAAAAATAATTGTGGACGTCCAGGTGTAAATGGTGGCTATATAGCAAACCCATATCTCAAATTTGGCGTGAATTGTTTTGGTAAAAAACCAAAAGCTAGTGAAAATGACCTGAATAGAATGAATGCCAAACAAAACCAAGTTTTTCCCAAGAGCAAAACCGATAAGGAACTTGATGAAAAAGTAAAAAAATGGAAAGACGACGCAGATAAAGTATTACAGATTAGTTCTCATAACACAAATCAGTGGTCACGTTATTAGATTGTATTTTACAAGTTGATATCAATAGAATTTTGATATCAAATGATAGTTCTTATTATACTACCTTTTTTCTGAATATATCAACAAGATCATATGGTGTATCTTTTAAATATAATACAATGAATGTCAAAATTATGTTATTTATAACTCCACTATTCATATCTTCTATTTTACTATGTTCTGCTTTTGTATTAAATAATATATCATACCATTCGGGTCCATAATTATTTTCTCCATTCTCTTGGTGATGTTGGCAATGTACATCTGCATTGTAGATATGATAATTAATCAAGTGATACGTCATGAACATAAATGACCATATCAATATCATATAATAATTTACAATACGGAAACCGATAGTGTTCTCAATCCATAACATAACTGGTATCCAAAATAAACCTCCAATAATAATTACATTTACCAAAATTTCCAATATTTCAACACTAATATCATCTTTGTATTTTGAATTATGGTGTATTGCGTGAATTTTTCCGATTGGACTGTTCTCATATTTATGCATTATATCATGTACATAATATGTCCATAATGTAATTGCTAAATAAGTTAAGACTGTTCGTATTATACAGTCATTTGTCTTGTAATTAATAATAAATCCTATCAAAATAGTAGTTATATACATAACCATATTTACATCTATAAATTTTATTGCATTTATTATTAGACCATCTTGATATGAATATATGGGTGAGTATTTTAATTTGTGTAACATAGCTAATATAAATGTATATTATTCTTCTGACAAAAAAGTAAAAAAACAATGCTTTAATAGCAATAAGAAGATTTTTGCATGTACTGTTAATATAGCCATAAATAACCATTGAACTGTCATTTCTCCTCGTTGTGTGCTGTTATAATTCAGATGTATATCTTCGCTTACTGTATCAATCATGGTATGTCCTAAATATCTATCTTCAAACATTGATATCGGACAATCATGAAAAACTATATTTATGGTCAATATTGATAATAAAAACATACTCACCATTACTAAGATGGATATATCGTTGGTTAATAGTGTGATTAATAATGGGGCAATGAACATTATCCAGTGCATTGATATCATAGATAATATTAATTTGTTTTCATAAACCATACGACTTAGTTCATTAATATTATATTTTCTTATTTTGGATAGGAAATCCATGTATATTATTTAATTATACTAATATATGTTCTCTATTACGAGTCTAATAATTAGATTTGCGATTCTTATTTACGACCACGCGTTGTGTTTTTTGTAACCTTGTACTTTTCTTTTCTACTATGTTGTGAATGCCTTTTTTTGTGTGAAATATTATCAAATAATGTATTGAACAGGTTCTCGTCTACTATATCAATATTTTGATTTGTCTTATACTTTATAGGTGCGTCATTATAGTTTGAATTTATTACAAGTCCAGCTGGTATGGCTAGATGTTCTAATCGTTTCATTCCTTCTTGTAATAAAGAACCTCCTTCTTGTCCTCCGTTCATATTTGGAAAGAAGTTAGTAATTGGATAAGCACCACCTGTTAAATTGTTTGCAAAAGATGGTTCAATGATCATATTTATATATTCTGGTCATATTTATAATTTATTATAAATACGTTTAATATCCCGACTTGTTGTTATTTCTCGGTTCTCTTTTACATATTTAATAATATATTGCACATGGGTTTCGTCCGGTATAATATCTGCTAAACATTTTTCCAAATATCCAAAGGTTAATGGTGTATATTCTTTCTTTTCACATATACGAAGTTCTCCATCACTTATTTTTATATTGCCTGTATGATTGTTATTTTTCATATACATGGTTATAACTGATGATGATTGTGATTTGATATCTCGTAATGCCTTTACTTTCTCATTTATTTGTTTCAATTGTGCTTCTGCGAGAACCCAGCGTTGAACTTCGTGTATTAGTTCTTTTTTGGTTAGCTGTGGTTCTTGAATAATAAGCGATTTTTCATTTTGATTAATATTATCCATAGTTTTTTATAATATTATCATATCTCTAAATGTATAGATGAACTAATAACCTAGGGTTTGTTATATACCATACCACCTTCCTTTAATGCATCCTTGAACATATAACCTGGGTTGAGCTTTTTTTTGTTATTGTAGAATTTAGTAACGAATTTAGTCCAAGCGGATGTCTTCTTCTTTGTTTTTCTTTGCTTCTTTGATTTTCTTTGCTTCTTTGTTCTGCGTTTTTTTCCTCCGAATAGATTATCACCAGTAGTAGCAGCAGGAGCACCAGTAGTAGCAGTAGGAACGCCATCATCAACAGTAGGAGCAGCAGGAGCAGCAGGAGCAGCAGGAGCACCAGTAGTAGCAGCAGGAGCACCAGTAGTAGCAGCAGGAACACCAGTAGTAGCAGCAGGAGCACCAGTAGTAGCATCATCAGTAGTAGCAGGAGCAACCACTTTTTTTACTGATTTTAGCATGCTATCGAAAAAGCCTTCTTTATCATCTTCACCAGTAGTATCCCCACCCTTCATCATTTTTTTAGAACCCTTTCTATGCTTTCTTGTATTTGTATGCGGCATTATATACATTCCGCATATTATTTTATTTATCTAAATAAGCAATCTTTGATAATTTATTTGATAATTTCATTAATAAGAACAAATTGGCTAAAATGATGAATACAAGAAATATATTATAAAAGCAAATCACCCAAATATAGATATTCACTTCATTGTATATGGTATCAAATATGGGCTTAATTATTTCACGAATGTTATTTTTAATTTCTTCATTAATAAAAAAATCAGCATAACCTTCTATCTTTCGTTTTTTATACATATATTACAAAATACGCATAAATAAGTCAGTTGCATCAAACGTATCATACATAAACAATGATAAAATTGAATACAAACAAATAAGAATACAATCATTAATCATTATACACAATGTCAGTAAATACTAAAATTACATTCAAACACGCTATTGATGTTATTCGTAGGTCAATATATCAAAAAAATTATGCAGCAAATCCATTGGGACGTTGGAAATTATATACAAATAAAAATATAAATTTAGTGGTTGATTATTCAAACGAAGACCATTGTGGAATTTGTTCTCAATATATTGAAAAAAAACGTATAGAAACTATAATAAAGTTAGACGATTTCAATGACGAATATGAATATTTATTATCAAATACACAAGATCATTAGAACGATAATTGCCGAAAAATTATATTAAAGACTACCTATCTATATTGTATAATGGAGAACATTTATAATACAAATGAGGATTTTGATACCTTTGATTTTAGCAAACTTGAATTAACTAAACCCATTCCTCAGGGAAATACACATTTGATAAAGTTTTTAATTAACAGTGGCAACCCATTATATGTTCAACCTCCTAAATGTACTACCAAACAAGGTATCGTTAAAGTAGGAAAACGATATTACAGTGACCTAATGTTTACAAATGAAAATGCATCTTTTATTCATTGGATAGAGAACTTGGAATTATATTGTCATCAATATATTTTTGATAACAGGGATAGATGGTTTGATAATGAAATGGAGCTCCCTGACATAGAGAATTACTTCACTTCGCCAATCAAATTATATAAATCTGGTCAATATTATACATTACGGTCTAACATACAAACTGTTTTAGACAAACCAAAATTAAAAATATTTACAGAAGACGGTTCAGAAACCGAATATAGCACCATTAAAGATACAACCAAATTAGCCACTATTATAGAAATACAAGGTATCCGATGTTCTGCGCGAAGTTTTCAGATTGATATAGAAATTAAACAAATAATGGCATTGAAACCAGAAAATTTGTTTGATACATGCCTTTTTACACCTATTAACAAGCAACCCGTATCAGACACTTATTATAAAACGAATGATGAACCAATGGAAACAAATGAACCAATGGAAACAAATGAACCAATGGAAACAAATGAACCAATGGAAACAATTGTTGAAAATAGACTAATTAGTCAAGAAGTAGAACCAATTGACAATAATGTAGAAGAATCCGAACTATTGCCGAAAGTAATTGCACAAGTAGAAGACGACGTGATTGTAGAAACTGTAAATGAGAGCGAAGAAGATTTAGATTTAGGAATAAGTGTAAATACAGAAAATAATGATGAAATTGTTGAACAAACTACCGATGATATATTAGAAACATTAGAAGAACCAGTCCATAGTATTCATAATACCATTAATTTGGATGGAATGGAAGAAATCACATTTAATTTAGAGGAATTGCCTGAAAATGATCAAATTACTTTAAAAAAACGAAATGATGTATATTATGAATTATACAGAGAAGCAAGAAAAAAGGCAAAATATGCACGTGAATTAGCACTCGCTTCTTATTTAGAAGCAAAAAATATAAAAAACAAATACATGTTAGATGATATTGACGATAGTGACGATAGCGATTTAGAATCAGAATATGATGATGAATAAAATATCAGAAGCCGAAATGTTCTATATTTTAGCATATTTAATTTAATTCAATTCACATAAAAAATTTTGTCAGTCGTTTATATAAACAAAACATGTTTAAGGGAATTAAATCTGCTCTTCAAAGTTGTTTCACAAAGGAATTCGTTTTAGTAGTTCTTATTTTCGGTGTTCTCGCTTGGGGATTATTATCTTACTCTGACCAAAAGGTTACTTACTTAGATGCTATGCAAGACGGTAGCGGTGATAAACAAGAGGTTGACCTAGTAAAAGATAAGGTGGTTTCTAAGGAAGTTTCCCCATCAGCTGCACCTGATGCTGGTTATGCATTAAAAGAAGTAGCCAACCCTACTGATTTATTACCACAAGATAAAAACAGCCAATGGTCCGAATTAAACCCTTCTTCTATGACAAATGTGGAGGGGCTAACTGGTCTAGCTGCTAAACATATAGGTATGGAGAGTAGCAGTTTACGTAACGCAAATTTACAATTACGTTCTGATCCTATTGTCCCAAAGGCTGATGTCGGACCATGGAACCAAAGTACGATTGAACCTGATTCTCGTGTAGAATTAGAACTTGGATCTAGACAATAAGTATCTTTTTACAACTAGTAAATTGTAATTATAATATTGACAATAATAATAAATCATCAATATTATATAAAGAGATGGACAAAGGAGATATTTTAGGATATACCATTATATTATTGATATTAGGCATATCTGGATATACATATTATGACAATATTGAAAGTTTCAAATTAAAATGTGTAGTATCCTCCGTTGATGGAAATAAATATTGTGTTCGTGATCGTAAACGTATAACCGATGCTGCTAACTTATTAGCAAAGGTCACTACAAAATGTCAAGAATTAGTTGATTATATGAACAATAATCATGAAGATAAACCATGTGTTAAGCGTTTGGTTAAAGGATTTAATTCAGATAAAATTATGGAAACATTACCTACAAGTAGTTATACTGCATATAGTGAGAACAAAGGTGAAAAAGTAGCATTCTGTCTAAACCAGAAAAAACAAGACAATGAAAATCTTATTGATGAACATACATTAACATTTGTTGCAATTCATGAATTAGCACATATTATGACTGAATCAATTGGACATAAGAGTGATTTTTGGACGAATTTTAAATTCTTATTAGATAATGCTAAAGAAGCCAATATTCATAATCCAGTTGATTACAAAAAAAAACCACAAGAATATTGTGGTATGAAGATACATGATAATCCTTATTATGATGCTTAAATTATCATATAACAATATTTCCCAATTCTAATTTTTGTTATATTCATTTGTATTATATCTGGTATAAATAGGTCGGACTTTCAATAGTATAGTGGATTACACCACTATCAAATGTCGTCATTTCTTCTATAACAAAATAATCAAATGAATATTTTGTTGTTATTATACTTTTTATCTATCTATGTTTGCCATTTCCTTTTGTTGGAATTTGTTGGCTTTTTGTACCCGTACGTCAAGGCTTAATGTATTTTTTTGCGCCATATTCAACTTGTTGACGATAACCTTTTGTTTTATCATTACGACGGCGATGATAATGATTATGTGAAGATACATCATCGGTTGATAAGAAGTCGTAAATGTCTAATTCTTTAACAGCTGTATTGGTAGTTTCCATTATGAATGTTATGATTATCATTCAATATTATCATTTATTTAATTCAATTTTTTGAGTATAATAATTACTATACTTAAAATATGACTGTATTTGGTGCTAAATTTAAGCGACCATCTTTAAACCACCTACAAGGTTTGCACCAATACCAAATCCGGCACCTCCACGAGCACTACTTCCCATAGATGGGATGAACACATCAAGGATGCTGAATGTAGCAGCAGCGGTTAATGCAATGATGACAATTTCCTCAACATTGAGTTGCTTCTTTGGGATAGCAAAGGCAGCAAGAGCTACTACTAAACCTTCAATAAGGTATTTGATTGCGCGTTTTACCAATTCGTTTAAATCAAGCATGATTATATTATATTGTAACAAAAAAAAACGGTTGGATTGCAATTAATTAATGCAAAGGATTATATTTTTGCTAAATATTATTGTTATAAAAAAACTTAAACAGCCTTTGTTATATTATTTATATTACTATTATGTCTAGTTTTGAAACTAAACTACATGCTGACGGTACCCCTAATACAAAATATGTAGATCTTTGTGACGAAGATCCTCCAATTGCCGGGCAAAAGTTCGCATGCATGTCATTTGTATCACCTGAAAAAATTTTAAAAAAGAGGGAGGTTTATTTATTTAACCAATTTATAAAGAATTGGGAGTTTTCTAAATCTATGGAAAGGTATTTTGAATTCATTCATTTTATTGCCTACAAGTACAATTTAAAAGTGGAAACTCTTATTGATGATTTTAATGACTTTGTCAAGGAAGAGACTGATAAATTAAAGAAAAGTGGCATTGAAGATGATTATAAAAATTTCTTGGATAAACAAGAAGACAAACTTAATGAAACATTTAACAGGGAACATGCGTTCCAAACTTCTGTACGTGGTGTTAAAATTCGCGGTTCGTATGCAACACAGGATGAAGCCGAAGAAAAATGTAAAAAGATGCGTGAATTAGATCCTAACCATGATATTTATGTAGGACCAGTTGGTGTATGGGTTCCATGGGATCCAGATGCATATAAGACGGGAAGAGTTGAACACTTAGAAGAAGAATTAAATGCTTTACATAAAGAAAAGATTAAGAATGAAGAAATGGCTAAAAAGGAGTTTGAAGAACGCATTCGTGAAACAAAGAAAAAGGCTATTATGGAAAATATTGAAAAGGCAAAGAGTAGTGGAAATGTTCTTACTCAAACAATGGACGAGGATGGTAATCTTGTAGGAGTTAAAGAAACTGTTGATTTTGATAGCAGAGAACCAGTCATAGAAACTGCACAGTTACGCGACGAGGTATTAGCAGATGCAGACAAAGAAAGTGGTGAAAAAGAGTAATAGGTTATAATAAATAAAACATCATAAAATTGAATTTAAGTTACTTACATATGTATTGTAACAATAACATAGGAATAAATCCAATAGCTAACTTATAATTATGAATACATTTTCGCTTATCGCTAATAAGTTAAACTCATCGAATAGTGATACGCTATATAATTTTGATCTTGCAGGTACATGTACATTAAAAGAAGTAAGTGATCATTATAAAACAGATTTTGATAATACCATTAATAATAATGATATTATATATACAAGTTCTAAATGTAACTTTATCAGCCTTATGCTGTTTAAACTAATTCATAAATATGATATACAATTAATAGACAAAAATATGAATGGGATTTTAATTACAAATACTTATGATATAAACGGTTTTAATAAATTGTCTAAGTTTCAATTCTTTAAAATGATAAATGATATCACATTTATTCCAAAAGACGTAAGAACGTATATTAATTCTTTATATATACGTAGTCAACGTCATTATAATGCATTTTGTAGATTAGCATACCATTTTAAATTCAAACGTTCGCCTGTTATAATTAACACTGATTTATACTTAGCGAAATTATCATCTGATAATCCAAATGTTATTACAATACTACACAATAAACAACGATATTTATTTAATATTACGGATTTAATTAAAATTATTACAAGTTCATTATCTAATTCGCCATATTTTGTTTCCGAACCTCTTGCATGCAAGAATCCTTATAATAATTTACCATTCACAATTGCTGATTTATATAACATTTATTTTCAAGTCAAACTACGCATAATAAAAATGCCTATTCTATTATATCAATTCTTTCTGTGTAATTTCAACTTAACCGTATTTCAACGAAATAATCGTACATTAATTAGAGAAACATACATTCGTCAATTTATTAATAATGAAGATAAAGATGTGTTACTTGACTATATTTACGATATGCTTACATATAATAATGAAATACAAATTGACCTTGAATTTCCAGATGATATACTTCTTGATATATTTAAACCATATCTTACTTTGTATCTCAATATGTGTTATTCATTAGATATGAGCGTTAGACGACAATCTAGAATTATTATCAAACATAAGTTGAATGAATTTAATGAATTTAATCCAGCTTTTGGACGAAAAATAATTTTGGTTAATAATAAATCAAAATGTCGTGTAAGTTATAATACAAATCATATATCATATGACAAAATACCAGATCCATATGATAAATATAATCTTAATAAATGTTATTATCTAAAATCACATACTTCACTAGCAACTTCATCCTATATGAATGATGACGAAGATGATGACGAAGATGATGATGACGAAGATGATGATGATGATGACGATAATAATGACGATGATGATGACGATAATAATGACGATGATGATGACGAAGATGATGATGATGACGACGATGAGTTAAATAGCAATAATCCCAATATTATAGAAAATGTTGCTAGTATAAATATAGATGATGCAAATATTATATCACTATCTAATGAATTCAGAGAATGCTTAGACAATGATAATAAATATAATACTCTAGAAAGTCTAATGGATCATTTATGTCAAACAAATTTGTTTGAACATCAGCCATTAACAATAGATACAAATATTATAGAAAATGTTGCTAGTATAAATATAGATGATGCAAATATTGTTACCAATCAATATAATTCAGACGAAGATGATTATTATGAAGAAGAAGATGAATCAAAATATGATCCATAAAATACTATACAAATAATATTACCACTTACTTTTTTTTACATTAATTGCAGGTCCAGTACGCTTTTTTCCTTTACTCGGATCATATTCATCCTCATCGTCGGAACCCATATTTTTAGATATTTCCCAAAACTCTTTTGATCCTAATTTAAAATCGGGTTTTTTCTCTGCTTTATACCAAAAAATTTGGTCATTCAACTTATTTGATTTTGCATTATTATTGATAACCAAACATTCATAATTTTCGGTTGTTTGGTCCATAACGCCACAAAATGCTTCTAATGTAGGAAACATACTTGCATAGTTCTCCCATATACGTTTTCTATTGGTAAGATAAGGTTCTCTTAAAATAAAAACATAATCAATATTTGTTCTTAAATTCGGTGGAATACCTAATGGATATTGCATAGTAATAATTAACATAACTTTCCAATGACGTCCATTCATAAATAATAACCTCATCATTTTATCACGGGTCCAAGATTGATCATATAAACAATCATCTAATATAACAAACGCTCGGGGATCTATTGTTGTCCTACGATATGTTTCTATTTCCTTATTCACCTGTTTTAATACTGTTTTTTGTCGTCGTAACACATTCTCAATTAGAACTGTGTTATATTCTTCATGAATAAATAATTTAGGTACATGAGCAGCATAAAACCCATTACCTGCTTCTGTTCCTGAAATAACGGTCCCGATAGGTATATCTTGATGATAAAATAACAAATCTCTTACTAAAAATGATTTTCCCGTATCACGGCGACCAATCATAACAATAACCGGACCTTTATTCTCGTCCGGCTTAAATGTAATCTCTCGCATATTAAATTTTTTCAATTCTAATGTCATATTTGTCTATGGTATAATAACAAAGCATATATTTCTATCTATAATCAAACGTGCTAAATGATTAGTTTAAAATGATAAAAAATTTTATAAGAAACACTTATACTATTTTATACATAAAATGACAACATTGCCTATTTTTTCAATAGCTACTCACGAGAACAATCTGATTCATATAAATCATTTAGAAGAAACTTATAATCATTCAGAAGATGATTTGATTAATAACTATAATCCGTTTCGTATAACAAAACTTCAAAATTATAATCCTATATATCATCGTTTTTTGTCCTTATCGGAAAATAATTTCAATAATATTCAATTAAATCATAAATATCATATGGTATCTACCGATACGGTAAAAGATATAAATCAAAATATCATTTATAACAAGCCTGTTTTTATCAAGTATTCTCCATTATTAGACCCAATACGATATATGATTGGAAAATACAAAAATGACGGTGATAATATTCGTAGATTGCCTTTATATAATAGAATTGGGTTCTCTAAATTAGACGATCCAAATAATTCTGCATATACAGATTCTTTCTTTTATTACTTATCAAGTAAAACGTTACATGAATATAATTTTGTGCATGGCATAGATTTTTATGGTAGTTTTCTTGGTATTCAAGATAAATTCAAAATGGATGTTGTAGATGATATGGAGTATTTAATTACTTCACAATACTTTAATGATAATATAGATAAATTATTTTCTATATGTAACCATGATCATAATTCATTATATGCAAATGGATCAAGAACAAATCGTGCGAAATTAAGAATATCAAATACAAATAATCATAATATAAGTGCTATATCCATTACCGAAGATTTAACCACGGATGATTTAACTAGTCAAGACACTGAAATTGTTTATACCAATGTAACTGAACCTATTTCAAATAATTCGGGTAATACAAGTGAAACCTCATCTAGCGATGATAATAGCGAGTGTAATGATAGTTCAGATGAAGATATTAGCTCACAAGAGGATGATGGTGACTGGGAAACTGAATCAAATTCTAGTGATGAAACCGGTAGTACAATATCCAATGATATAGATGAAACTCAGTATGGCTATATAAACAACTTTCCAGTTCAGCTAATTTGTTTAGAAAAATGTACGGGAACATTGGATGAGTTATTTTCAAAACATCAAATTAACGAGGATAATGCGGCATCTGCATTATTTCAGATTATAATGGTGTTAATTTCTTACCAAAAGATGTTTCATTTTACACACAATGACCTACATACAAACAACATTATGTATATCCCTACTGAAAAAGCATTTTTATATTACAAATTTGAGAACAAAACATACAAGGTACCTACGTATGGAAAAATATTCAAATTAATTGATTTTGGTCGAAGCATTTACAAATATAAAGGTAAGATTATGTGCAGTGATAGTTTTGGACCAGGTGGAGATGCTGCTACTCAATATAATTGCGAACCTTATTACGATGAAACCAAGCCCGTTATTGAACCAAATTATAGTTTTGACCTATGTCGGCTAGGATGTTCTGTATATGATTTTATTATTCCTGATGATATTGATCCATCACTCTATGATGATTTACAACAAACTATTGTTCGGTGGTGCTCTGATGATAGAGGAAAAAATGTATTATACAAAAGAAATGGTGACGAACGTTATCCTAATTTCAAATTATATAAGATGGTGGCGAGAACAGTACATAATCATACTCCACAAGAACAATTAAACCACTCCTATTTTAATCAATTCTTATCTAATGAAGAAATACAAGCAAGTGATCTTACAGATATTGATTGTCTACCTTGTTGTGTCTAATTTTTATTACTATATTGAGAACCTGAGTAAATAATAGGTTATACAAAATGGATATTTACGTATTTGTTGTATCAATAAAATATCCATTTTGTATATTAAGATAATTATGTCTGAGATTGACACGCCACAAGAACAATGGTATTGTTATATTTTAAGGAATAAACAACAACGATATAGTCACTTGTCTTATAATGGATCAACAAATAATCCATACCGTCGTCTCAGACAACATAATGAAGAAATATCCGGTGGCGCAGTATATACACATGGACGTGGCGGTGGGTGGGAAATATATGCATTGCTCACCGGTTTTGTTGATCATAAGAACGCATTGTCTTGTGAATGGAGAATAAAACATACAAATGGGCGACCTGGAAAACGTCCCCCCCAACATCTTGGTGTTACTGGACGCATTGTTGGTTTAAATGAAGTATTGAAATTAGACAAATGGACAAGTAAGTGTTTAGTAAATAATTCTGATATGCAATATACATTGTATATTGCAAATGATGTTGTGTCTTATATTGATAGAGAACATCTACCAAGTAATATTAATGTATTCAATTATATTCCAGAATTTACCAAAAATGGTATGATCAAAAACCAGGATCACCTGTAAATATTTCAGTTGTGGCAGGGTTTAATACTTTATTATCAGTAACAATATTGAAAAAATCACTAAGTGTTCCATTAGATACATTGAATACAAATGTTGAAGCCATACTTGCTACAAATACAATTACTGCGTCACGAATTACTGTTTTTAATGGTTTCCATTCCTTTGTCACATATTTCATTTCAATTATTTTTAAAGAACAAAACAAAAATGTTATTAATAATGCTAACATAAATATTTTCTCCATTGTTTGGTAAAAATATATAAAACGGATTGATTTTTATATATTTATCTATACGCATATTCCTAAATTATTAGATGATTAGAACAACTCCTCTACATTATCTAAGACAAGTGGATCGGGAATCGTTTTTATTCCTGGTTCTTTGTCCAATACATCAAAACCACTTAAATCAATAGAATCATTATGAATTTGAATACGGTCTTCATCATCGCTTTCTTCATCTAATTTACGCTGGATTGCGCGAGATGTACTTATTTCTTCCAAACGTTCAATATTCTTTGGAGCTTCTATATTACTTACATTATCAGTTTCATCTAATACATGGTCTAAGTCATTAAATGATAACTTGGTAACAACGTTTTCATTATCAATATCTTGAATAGTTGGGACAATTGCAGGCAATTCCTCTTCCTTAGTAATAGAATTCTCAGCAGTATTTTCGGACGCGACAGTATCATTATTTGCGTTGGATTCAGGCTCGGATTCGGGCTCTTCTATCTTTTCTATTATAACCTCTTCTTCTTGTTCTAGACTTTCATCCATATAGGCACGAATAATTGCCTCCGTTGGAATACTTTCACGAATAGATATTAGAATACTTTCTTGAACAATGTTCTCAACTTCACGTGCATTTTTCTGTTGCTGTAATGGTGTAATACTTTTATCAAATAAATAGATATTTGCATACAATTTACGAGCAACATTTATATAAACTTTATGAATAAAATTATCAAGTTTCGGTATTGAAATATCAATCTTCTTCTGTTTATTTCCTACACGTATACATGTTAATACCTTTAATTGAATAATATGAACACAAGTAATCAAATCTTCTAAATAATTACACCCACTACGCTCAATAATGCGTTTTCGTTCATCTTCAATAATTTCACTGTTCCATTTAGGAATGCGGGATAATAAGTTTTGAAATGTCATTAAATATTTGGCGGCTTCATCATTGTCTAAACATAGTTTCCATCCTTCATTAAATATAGATTTAATACCATCGCTGATTAATGGTGTAAATATACTTACCAAACGAGAACACCATTCATTTCTTGATTCTTGCAAATTGGATAATACAAAATCGTCCATATCTAATTATATTGTTATAACACTTTTTAAGTCTGTATTTGAACGTAAATACATATAATCTAATATGTATAATGTTAATAGGTTCTCACTACGATACTCGGATTTTATAATTTTGAAACACATACAAATTCGTGATATCTCTTCTTTATTAAATAAAGAAGAACGTTGAACACAATCTATTAAATCGATCGCTGAATATCCTTTTTCATATAATTCATTTGCGACGTTAATTAGATCGTTATGTGTTATTGTATATTCACTTAGTGTTTCTAGTTTATCACTTATCCAACTTAAATCTATATTATTATTATTATTATTATTATTGTATGTTTGGTTTGTAAAATGAGAATGTAAATTTATTATATTATTGTTCTCAAAACGTTCTGGAATATAAATTTCACAAAAACGCGATAAAATGGGGTTTAATAATTTATCCTTGTTCTCAATCACAATAAAAAAACGTGTATTATGACTAAATAATTCTATACACCTTCTTAATGCGGACTGGGCATCTATTGTTAGATAATCTGCATTTAATAATATGATTGATTTAAAGGTTGATCCATTATTGGATTGAATATTTATCTTTGCGAAAAATTTCAATTCGTCACGTATGAACTTTATTCCTTTACCGTGTGCGCAGTTGACTGACATTACATTTTTCTTTATACTAGGTTTATCCTCATTATAAATCTTATTTATAAACCAATCTAATATTGTCTTCTTTCCTGTTCCATGGTACCCATACAAAATCAAATGTGGTATTTTTCCAGAAACATGAAAATAGTTCAATTTATCATAAACATGATTATGATCTGTCAATTGTTCCATATAATACATTGTATTAGTAGAACAGGTTTATATATTTTGAATGAAAGTTATTCTTTTTTTATCAATGATAATTGTTTTGTAAAAACATAGCGTTCTTGGTTCATTGTTCTCCTCCTTAAATTACAATTTAAACATGCAATTGTAACATTACCATCATTATGCCCTATGTCATTGTTAATGCGTTCAAGTGACCATTGGGTCGGTTCTCTTACATATTCATAGAGAACCTTTGTATATGAATTACAATAATAACACTTACATTTACATTCTACAAGCAACTCCAATATCTTGTCTATTGTTATAAACTCGCTTTCTGAATATTTGTTTTTTAAAACATCTTGATTATGATATCCTGATAATTTATATTTTAATTGTTTTATAATTATGTTGCATATTCGTTTATTTATATGTTCTACACTTCCTTCGTATAACTGTTTTACATATACATACTGATTCTCATTTGAAAGTTCTAATTCTGAAAATGACCATTCTGTATTATTCGTCACAATGCGTTTTCGGGGTATTTTCGGATCTTTTTCTACATATTCATTATTATCCTTTTTTGGTGTTAAATCTATATTTATGATTTTAGTATTTGATATACTATTGTTCTCTAATTGATCATTTATTTCAGGGACATTTATATTTATTTTTTTTATGTTCTCCATAATTAGACTATGTAAATATCTTTATGAACAGTTATAAACATATAAGAAAAAGGAGATAGATAATACTCGTTATATAATATAAAGAAGTAGGCAGTAATAATGTTCGCTGATAAACCGATTGAAACGCCCGACCTATCTAATAATATAGTACCCCCCTCATATACAAATAATAACGAAGATAGTTATAATGCACTTGATCGGTTATTAGAAAAAGAGAAAAATAGCAACAAACTTGATAATTGGAACAAAATTGACAAAACTGTAAAAACTCAAAAATTACATCAATTTGCCGAGAGGTATGGAAAAGAACATAAATATCCAATAAAAGATGTCAAGGCATTGAAGACATTTTTTGTAGATTGTCTTGAAAAAAACAAATTAAAAAAAACAAAGGATGTTGTCTATAATAAAGAAAAGGGGCAAATAACATCAATTCCCGCTTTACATTTTAATTCTAATTCACATAGTTTTACACTTCGCATAATAGACACCAAGCGTGTATCTACATTAAAATCTTTAACACCAAAACGTGTTACTGGAAAAGACGATATTGATTCATCGCAAAATTGAATGAGCGTTATCTAAGGATTATATAATAAATTATATAGAAATAATATTTTATTATAAATTAAATGGAAGATTCTGATACAGATTATAATTGGTCATCTGCGTATAGTGATACTGATACCAGTAATATAATTTCAGATACCAATAGTGAATGTATATCAGATACCAATAGTGAATATTCTTATTATGACCCATTTACACTTGATGATATCGGTGAAGATGATTACATTGAAATAATAAATGATATATACGATTTAATACACGAATGCTTTCAAAATAACTTAATACAATTATCAACGCCGACATTTTATTCCAATATTTGTAAATATGTTACTGATATTCTATATACAGAATGGGAAGATGCAGATATATGTGAAGAAGAACATTATGATGAGATATTAGAACTGGTTGAAGGGGTTATGGAAACATATTCTATTTTATGTGGAATACCTCAACGTTCTATACCATATACTATTAATACATTAGATAAACTTGATCAATCAGAAATAAACATTTTATCTGAACAAATAGATTATTTGAAATCATTGCCACAACCGGAACAACGAACACCGGAATGGTATGAATTTCGTAATGGATTAATTACTGCAAGTAATTTATGGAAAGTATTTGGAAGTCAGTCTCAAATAAACAGTTTAATATATGAAAAATGTAAATCTATTACACTTGGACCATCAGAAGTACGAATAACAAATGTAAATTCACCAATGCATTGGGGTGTGAAATATGAACCGGTAACTGTTATGTTGTATGAAAATATGTATCAAACTAAAATCGGAGAATTCGGATGTATTCAACATCCCACAATACCATGTATCGGTGCATCTCCTGATGGAATTAATATTGATCCGTCAAGTAATCGGTTTGGACGTATGTTAGAGATTAAAAATATAGTAAATCGGGAAATAACAGGTATTCCCAAAGAAGATTATTGGATACAGACACAAATACAAATGGAAACATGCGATTTAGATAAATGTGATTTTGTAGAAACACGAATATTAGAATATCCAACCGAAAAAGCATTCTATGAAGATACCAACCAAAGTCATAAAGGCATTATATTACATTTTATAAAACGAGACATGGATACTAATGATGACCCTATATATAAATATATGCCAATTGATAATGAACTTAATTATAATAGTATTCACGAATGGATTACGAATGCAAAAATATCTGCATCAACCGAAGGGTTAGTTTTGTTTACTACTATATATTGGTATGTTGACCAATTCTCATGTGTTCTTATAGAAAGAAATCAAGAGTGGTTTATGAAGGCAGCGCCTAAAATAAAAGAGGTATGGGATATTATTATTCAAGAACGAACTACCGGGTATGAACACCGAGCTGCAAAAAAACGAATTCCCAAAGTTTTTGTGGAAACGAATGACATATCTGGTGTCCATACGATACAAAATATACCAGATACTAAAAAAATTTGTTTAATCAAATTGGATTTTTAGTTTAGTAAATGATATAGACAGTAATATATATCATTTACTAATAATATGTCGGTTGATATGTCTAATGCAATGCAAAATTCTCTTATAGATGAAGAAATGTATGTAACGAAACGGTCTGGCAAACAAGAAATTGTTTCTTTTGATAAAATTTTGAATAGGATAAAAAAGATTGGTATGGAAGCCAATATAAAAATTAATTATACTGCACTAGTTATGAAAGTAATTGACCAATTATATAATAATATATCTACTACTAAAATAGATGAATTATCTGCTGAACAATGTGCATCTATGTCATCAGTTCATCCTGATTATAGCACACTTGCTGGTCGTATTATTATATCAAATCATATGAAAAATACGTCTTCATGTTTTTCTGACACAATGAAAAAATTATACTTTTATAAAGATAAACATGGTAAACATTCCCCCCTTGTATCAGAAGAACTCTATAATACTATTATTTTATATGATGAAAAAATTGAGGGCTGTCATTTTGTAACAAATAAACTTGATAACATCATTAATTATAACCGTGAATATCTAATTGATTATTTCGGATTTAAAACATTAGAACGTGCATATTTAATGCGAATTGATAAAAAAATTGTTGAACGGGTACAACATATGTGGTTACGTGTCGCAGTCGGAATTCATGGAGATAATTACAATCGTATTGTTGAAACTTATGAATTAATGTCACAGAAATATTTTACTCATGCAACTCCTACACTTTTTAATGCTGGAACACCACATCCACAATTATCATCTTGTTACTTACTTGCTATGGAAAATGATAGTATTGACGGTATTTATAACACACTCAAAGATTGTGCTCTTATTTCCAAATGGGCTGGTGGTATTGGTTTACATATTCATAATATACGTGCATCTGGTAGTCATATTCGTGGAACAAATGGCGAATCAAATGGGATTGTTCCTATGTTACGTGTATTTAATCACACTGCAAAATACGTCGATCAAGGTGGTGGAAAGCGTAACGGAAGCTTCGCTATGTACTTAGAACCCTGGCACGCAGACATTGAGATGTTTTTAGAAATGAGAAAAAATCACGGTGATGAAGATTTAAAAGCAAGAGATTTGTTTTATGCACTATGGACACCCGATTTATTTATGGAACGTATCAAAGCAAATGCGGATTGGACATTAATGTGTCCGGATGAATGTCCTGGTTTATCAGATGTTTATGGTGATGAATTTGAACAATTATATACATTTTATGAAAAAGCTGGAAAAGGTAGACGCACAATGAAAGCAAGAGATCTATGGTTCCGTGTATTAGATGCTCAAATGGAAACAGGTACTCCCTATTTACTTTATAAAGATGCCGTAAATAACAAATGCAATCAAAAAAATCTTGGCACCATCAAATCATCCAATCTTTGTTGTGAAATCACCGAATATTCGGATGAAGACGAAACCGCTGTATGTAATCTTGCTAGTATCGCTCTTCCAGCATTTATCAAAGATGCTGACGATGGTTCATCTAATAAAATTTTTGATTATGATAAATTACATACTGTTGCACAAACAGTTACCTATAATCTAAACAAAATCATTGATGTCAACTTTTACCCAACTGATAAAACAAAGCGAAGTAATATGCGTCATAGACCCATTGGTATTGGTGTCCAAGGTTTAGCTGATGTATTTATGTTATTAAATATTCCATTTACATGCGAAGAAGCCAGAAAAATAAACAAAAAAATTTTTGAAACCATTTATCATGCTGCACTAACCCAATCATTTGTTCTTGCAAGATGTGATGGACCTTATGAAACGTTTAATGGATCCCCTGTAAGTAATGGTATTCTACAATTTGATATGTGGGATGTTGATCCGTCTGAACATGAACAAAGGTATAACTGGTCTCAGTTGAAAGAAGATATTATGATGCATGGTATTCGTAATTCATTACTTGTTGCACCAATGCCCACAGCTTCCACTTCACAAATTTTAGGTTATAATGAATGTATTGAACCTATTACAAGTAATATTTATAATCGCCGTACTATTGCAGGTGAGTTTATTCTAACTAACAAATATTTAATGAACGACTTAATTGAATTAGACCTTTGGAATGAAAAAATCAAAAATGCCATTATTGCAAATAATGGGAGTGTCCAGAATATTGATGTTATCCCTCCTGAATTAAAAGAAAAATACAAGACGGTATGGGAATTGCCAATGCGTAGCATTATTGATATGGCTGCTGATCGTGGTGCATTTATTTGCCAAAGTCAAAGTTTGAACCTATGGATTGAAGACCCTAATTATTCTAATCTAACCTCTATGCATTTTCATTCGTGGAGTAAAGGGTTAAAGACGGGCATGTATTATTTGAGACGTCGCGCCAGACACCAAGCGCAACAATTCACGATTGAACCTGAAAAAAAACAATCCGCGGGTATCATTGAAGAAGATGAAGTATGTGAGATGTGTTCTGCATAGAAATTAGTATTTCAAATTTCTAAGGTTTGATAAAAAATACATTATATACATTTTTTTATGTGTTTATTTGTATTCCAGTGTCAAATATCCAATATCTGAATTATGTCTCATTTGAAGATAACAACGAAGACAAGCCAGAACATCTACCATTGAGTTATGCATTCCATCAACAATTTCACCCGTGAATAGCTTTGCATACAATTCTACCAGTTTGGGCCACTTCAAACTTGGTGGTCTTCCAGCCACACTTGTTGTTGACATTATATTACACAATGTTGTTCCCTTGCGCATTGTGCAATATCTAGTTAGTCCATTCACTTGTTCATATAATTTATTGAATAGCGTCATACATTCTGGTGCTTTGTTAATTATTTGTTCACGATTTCGCTCTATTTCTACTAATACCATCTTTTCGTCAAAATCTATATTATGTGCCACTATAACATCACATTCTGTGTATGCATCGTGTAAGTTTTTTAGGACATCCATTATATCATTACCTTTATTATTACAGATTTCATTTGTTATTCCAGTTAGTTTAGATACATACTCACCGATTACAACCGTCTTCTCTATTTTCACATAAGAATCATAAGAACGGATTAATGATTTGTTATTGACATCATATAATGCAAAACTCAATTGGATTATATGAGGATATTCTGATATCGGAATAGGTGCAATTGACCCTCTTGGTTTTCTTGGCAATAGACCGGTTGTTTCTACATCAAACACCAAAATGTTATTCCTTTTCATTGGTGGTGCTTCTATTTTATAATTCATTATGATTATTGTATTGTTTGTTACTTTAATAGAAATTAATTTAGTTATTCAATTTTTTAGTATTTGTAATATATATCTATATGAGTAACGGAAGTGGTACATTTGGTACTATTGGACAATATATACCATTTATAAAACAACACCCAAATTCTACATTTGTATTTTATTTTGGCTTTTGTGATGGTGATTATAAATTGTATAACATTGATACTACGAATGACACCAGCATTAAACCGATTGATGTTGACGAATCAAAAATATCAAATATGTTATCAACCATGGACAATCTTAGTCAGAATAAAAATTTAAAGATTACTATGAAAACTGTTGATAATCAACTGAAAATAATTGGCATTAACGTTGACGAAAATGATGCGGGAAATGATTGTAATAGTGGAATTTCAACAAATTATAAAGCGCAAATTATGGAAAAAGCAATCTCAGCAGAGACGAACATTGCAAACGCTACCAGACAATTTTTATCAAAACGAAAGGCAGAGACGATAAAACGGACAAAAAATGATATTACTAGTTTGATTGGAATTATACAGAATATATTTACTATTTCTGATGAAAAGATGGTTGCTGCTGCTGCCAAGAAGGCTGAGGAAGAAGCTGCTGCTGCTGCTGCCAAGAAGGCTGAGGAAGAAGCTGCTGCTGCTGCCACAAAGAAGGCTGAGGAAGAAGCTGCTGCTGCTGCCACAAAGAAGGCTGAGGA